AAAGGGCGTCGAGGAACAGTGCTCGACGCTCTGCTATCCGAAGCGGGAGGGTCCATAAAGGAGACGGGAAAGAGGTGGACCACGCCAACAGCTCTCCTCTAGACAATCGCTCCAGTAATCTTAGGGTGGTATCACGAAAAACTAACCGCTCCAAGAAAGAGAACTCACGCCGCAGGGGTAGTCGTCGTAATAGAAGCTCATGGGGTGTATGATGTTCACAGAGAAGATTGTTTTCAATAGGCCATACGACGATCCATATCGTGTATTGGCAGTTCATATAGTTTCTAATTATTCGCCAAGAGTCATTAAGCATGTTCTCAGAAGCGCCGATTACGTCAAAAGTATGGTATTACAGGAAGCCAAACAGATGGATGTTAGCGGCGCATTTTTAGACTGCATCGACCAGGAAGTGCAGGCTCACGCACACCTAAGGGGGAAAAATGCGTGCCTCAAAAAGCTCGGCGAATTTTATTATAACGAGCTAGATCTTATTCGTCTTCGCACAGAAATAAGAAAATTTGCTGCCGAGCTTGGTGTTGATATCAACTAGTTATAGTGTGTTATAATAAAAGTGGCATAGGGTAGTACGACCCGTCTACCCTATTCTACCTAATATAGTTACGGGTCGAGGTAGAATGATATGCAAGAGGAATGGAAAGATATTCCTGGCTTCGAGGGAAGATATCAGGTTAGTAATTTTGGGCGCGTAAAAAGTCTTGATAGAGAGGAGCTCCAAAAGGATGCTCATGGAGGCTATTCTATTTTTAGATATAAAGGCCGCATACTTAGACAAACAAAAATTGGCCAAGGATACATGGTGGTACCGCTAGGTCATGACCATCAATGTTGTAGAGTTCATCGCTTAGTCGCTATGGCTTTCATCGAGCCAGTTATAGGCAAAGATATGATAAACCATATAGATGGCGATAGAACTAATAATCACGTCGATAATCTAGAGTGGTGCACTAATCAAGAAAACCAACTTCATGCATCTCGCGTCCTAGGCCACAAACAGGGTAGATATCAGAATAAACCAGTAAGGTGTGTCGAGACTGGGGAGGTTTTCGAGAACTCATTCAGAGCCGCAAAAGAAGTGCGTCATGTCGCGGGAAATATACGTATGGCGGCTAGCCCAAAATACCCACGCAAAACCTGCATGGGTTATCATTGGGAGTTCGTAGATTAGTTATACTGGCGCGGGGCGACTTCTACGACCACGCTCACGAGATTGCCTTGTGAGCGGAAGGTTTTTGTTTTTACACGAACCTGGACCGCAGAGCACTGGATGCGTAGGTTAGTAATAGACATACGGTAGATAGCGTTCTCCTCGAATACATCTTCGAATGGGAACGGGGTTTCTGCTGGCTCTTGAACTGTAATAGTGTCCCAAACTGGCTGACGATACCAGGTATCTTTTCCGCGCTCTTGAGTAAGGAGCTGCTTATCGCTATTAATGGATATATACCAATGGCGATTGGCATTGTTTATTACTTTCGCATGGACACGCTTGACGATAATGTCTGCAGCGTTGCCAGGGAGAGAGAGGTACTTAGTATCACGACGGAAGATGATAGGTGTATCGAGGCGTGCCCAGGTATCCTCCGCATAAAGCCGCATAATACACGGGTAGTCAGGGTGAATACCGATGAGTTCTTCCGTCTCGTCGTAACGAGCGTCGCAGAACGGAATATCTACATCTTGGAACCATGGATACTGCTGATAGTTCATCTGCATATCCCAGACTAGACACTTAGCTCTGCCATCGATGCTGTCGGTGTAGTTAAAGTAGAGCTTGTTAGCGTAGCCCCAAATCTTGCGTGGCTTGGTCATATCGACACGGTCATAGTGGCTATCAACCGTAGTTGGTAACGTGCTCCAGACCGCACCAGAATAGCGCCTAAGCCCCTCTTTCTGGTCAAACGAGTAGATGACGCCTTTATAATTGCAGACGTCTCCTTGAGCCTGTATGCCAGCTGAATCGACAAAAGTAGAGACTTGGCTTGGCATACCTGATTCGAGGCTAGGGGAGCTCTTGCTTACATAGGTTCTGAAGATTGAGTAGAATGTTTTTCCTAAGAACATAATTTGATCCGAAGTATATTCCACCATACCAGTAATAGGGGTGAGAGAGGTGTCGTATGGACTGCGGTTCGGAGTATAGAAGCGATACGGGAACTGGGTAAAGTCTGGGCCATCCTCTTCGATAGAAGAACACTGGACTAGATTCGGGTCATTGCGGAAGCCTGCGAGATAGAGGCGGTTGTTATGGAACATGATGAGGCTTGCAGCAATTACTGGGCGAGCATCCACATACTCGATGCTCTGGACGGTTTTTGTCCCGCCAGTTGTGACCGTATAAGAGATGTTGATATGAGCCCCTTCGGATGCGTTGCCACCGATAAGAGAGACGCCGTAGGTAGATAGAGAGATAGTATTTTCATTGTACTTCCACTGTCCACCAGTATACTCAAAGACATAATAGCCAGACTGTTGACCGAGGTCAGAGTTATAAAATGTCTCGTCGTCAATCTCAGCCTTAACGTTATCCGCTGAGCCAGTCTCAAATGGATAACTCGTCCATTCGCCAATCTTAAAGCGCTGGAGAGGAGAGTACCCGTCTACGTAGTAGACCCAAGTGACTTTGTCTGTATCAGTAGCCTGAGCGATGTTTAAGTTTTCCACACGCCCATCAATTTTGATGTCTGTGTTTTCTACGAGCTTGTTCATTTCCTTATCATAGATGAGCACTCTAGCTTCGGTTCCATTTTTAACGCAGAAAATATCATAACGGTAGCCATTTAGAGACACCGTTGCACCAGTCTTCATGTTGTCGATACGGTCAACAGGTACAGATTTCCAGTCGCTATAGATGAGCCCGATAAGAGGGCGATTCGGGAACTTCTCATAGTTGTATTCCTCGGTTACTGGCTCAGTTTTGTTCTGAAGCTTATAGACACAGGCTTCGTGGTTGCCAAGGCCAGTAGCTGCGATTTCAATCTTGCGACCAGTGTTGAATGGGTTAGCAGAGCGCTTCTGGTCAACTTCATCCCAAATCTCCATGCGGACATAGAGTTTCTTCTTTGGGTTAGCAGTGCGTGGCACCACGGACATAGAATGAAGGGTGAAGTGCTCAAACCTATCAGCAGATACTTTACAGAGGTCGATAGAGGTCTCGTAAACAGGAAGGCCATTTTCTTCAGTGGAAATGTAGATTGAGAGAATGCCAGTGCATTCTTCCGTATTGCGTATCGTGACGGTGTTCCCGACTACCTTGCCATTATACGGTAGAACAAACTTAATTTGCTTGCCCTGCCAAAGTTCGATAGTGGTCTGGATAGCATCTTCGGAGAAGTCGTCTGCTTCTTCTAGCGGAGACAGCAAGAATTGCGTGCCCTGCACAGAAGCAGAGTTTGCACGCTGGGTCGTAAGGTTATCGGAGTTGTAGCGGCCATTGATATAGTATGGGCTCGAGTAAAGAGAAGAGTTCACATCGTCGGAGGTGGTATCTAGGCCGAAGTTATTGTTCAATGCGAAGCCATCATGGATACGACGGCTAGTGCGAGACTGGCTTTCAGTCGGAGCGTAGGAGCCAGGATAGACCCTGTTATTCGCATAATATACTGGCACACGCCCTTTTGCATGTGGATTATTCTGCCATCGGGTACTCATGTATTACATCTCTCCGATTATAGTTTGTTCTTCAATCCCCCAGCGACGGTTGAGCGCTTGGATTGCTTCAACGACCATCTTGTTGTCTAGGTAGCTACTAATATCCGCAGCGAATGCGAAGTCGTCAGATTCGTGGTAATAAACAGTGCGCATGGCATTAAGGATGAGGTTCTCTGCGATAGCAGAAATTTCAATTTCGTCATCCATGCTTGTGACCTTTTTAGGGACGCCGTAACCGATGTAATCTAGAATCACAGGTACATCTAGAGGGCGATCAAAAACTAGCCAAATGCTATCGCCTTCCTGCTCGATTGTATATTCGCATGGACGCCCTGGCTGTTTAAGGTTGATAATGCCGTTGGTATTATAAAATTCCACGTTGTCACGATGGCATAGCTTCAACTTGCAGATGTCTCCGCCAGTTGATGTCCAGAAGTTCATCATTGGAATATCAACTAGACGACGAAAATCGCCATTGAGGTTCCAGCGGTAATGCCCTTTGGCATCAAGCTGGACAGTCTTATGTTTTGAAAATATTTTTGATAGCTTAGGCACACGAGGCAACTCGTTAAATGCCCAGTTAAGTGCATTCATAATAAACTCATCAGGGATGTCCATCGTGCCATCGCCGATATGAGTTTGGAACACTTTAGCAAACTCAGAAACCTTATACTTCATACCCCTATTATACAATCTGGTGCCCACGACCTAACAAAAAAGCCCCCTATGACTGCGGAGGCTTTTTGCTTAGTTATGTTAGCTTAAACCGAGTTAACACACTAATCACTCTTGATGGTTTGTCGATAGTCGACACCATTATTATAGCATAGTTGGGTGAATGTCTTCCCAACATTGTCTCTTCCTGTTATCAAACTCGCTCATGACGAGCTTCTTAACAGCGTCAGACTGCTTCTGGTTGACGATAGAAGCATCAATAATGCGGAAGATTCTGTCCATCAACTTAGTGAGGTCAGACTCATTAAGGACGAAGCGGGTCTCAATAACATTGGCACCATATTCATCCTCCTCGCCAACATCACATTGAGATACGCCGTTGATGTTATAGAAACTCTCGACATTGTTCTCCTTTAAGAGCTCAGTAATGTCGATTGTTTTTGACTGTGGAAGCCCGACGTTCGGGTTCTTCTCCAGCGGCTTAAAGATTGTTACGTTTAGAAAAGTTTTAACAGTAGACTGGTTAGGGCTTTTCATAAAAACTCCTTTTATTAAATTGTTAATGTAATTCTATTATAACATGGCAGGGGCAGTAAGATTTGAACTCACGACACTCGGTTTTGGAGACCGATGCTCTACCAGGCTGAGCTATACCCCTTGGAGGTGCGTCCCAGAATCGAACTGGGGTTAAAGGTTTTGCAGACCTTCAGCTAAACCACTCACTCAACGCACCACATATAAAAATTTTAGCATTTTCTTTATATGTCACAAAGATATAATAAGAGTTTTTATATTCCAACTTAAGCCATTAACTTGGAATAAGAGCAACAAAAAAACCGCCGCATCAAGTGTCTTTAGATACCACTCGATGTGCTCGGCGGCGTTCCTGAGTGTAGAACTCGGAGATGGTGGGACCAAGCAATTAAGCAGCCCCATATCTTGAGGCGATATATTAACCAGGTCGCCACTCCTGGCGTGCTAGGGCACAGCCCCTAGATCAACAGCCCCATCGGATAATCTGTGCTTCGGTCTTTCACCGATGTGAGCTACTTATAGTATACGCTATTTCTTCTTCTTTTTGCCACCACAACCCATGGTAGTTCCTCCTTAATTGCCTGCTATTAATTTACGATGGCATTTTAGCAACCCGCCATCTTCATTCGGGAACTTAGTTAAGAATGCCTGCGTCGCAGCCGAAGTAGGGCATTTGACGGTTATACCAGTAGTGTATGCAGGGGAGTTTTCATCAACTGACGATAATGATGGATACACGAAAGTATTTGTAAAGTTGTCTGCCGGGGAGTTTATCGTTACCGTTGAGACCATATCCCGCATCTTGTTTAGGAAGCCGCCAGACACAACCGTATCCGTACCCTGTAACGTAACTGGGCTGTTAAGAGAGAAACAGGAGTCAAGGAAGTTAATTCCGATAGTCTTAACTGTAGGCGGAATTACTACTGGATGATTATAAATTTCGCAGTGCTGCATGTAATTGCCTCTAATATTAGCTACGCTCGCTGGAATATCGTTAATAGTGTCAAGATGCGTAGCATATGCAAGAAACATCCATGGCGTGTAGTTAGGCCAGAATTTTCCATAAGTAAACTCCTTCAATCTTTTAGCCGGGAATTGAACGCCATTCACTTGATACATGTCGTCTTCGCTGGTCAAAGCGACTAAGCCGGCATCGCAGTCAGATTTCTGAAGGTATGCAACTGCCGTGGTCGTATATGTGTCGTCAGTGTAGTAGACCACTTTTCCGTAAACAACCTCAAACGACTCAAAAATCTTTTTTCGAGTATTGTTGACTGCCCCATAGAAGCTTTTCATTTTTTTCCTCTGGCCGTTGACGGACCCATAGATTTTTACTATTCTTCTAGCACTGTCATCGACTGATCCATAAAGTGCACAAGTCGGATTATCGTTGGTCAAAGCGATGGAGACGACCTCGGATTTCTGCCCATAATAGGTCATCCACCCTTCGACCGTAGCACTACCGCCTGCTGGGACAGAAACAGTGAATACGGTTGTAGCATCGATAGCCTTGACTACGTCAGCCTCGACTACAGTCCAGTCATCCTCGTTAGTTTTATATCGCACATAGCGAGTTAGCGATGCTGAATCATATGTAGTATTATTATTGGCCGCTACCCCAGAGAATACTATCGAGTATGTCTTTGTGCCACTCCCGCCTGGGTCCGTATAGGTAAATTGTGATGGAGCAGGCGGAGTATAAACAGTGACATCGCTCGTGTTATTAGCGCCTGCAGAATTGCTTGCATACAAGTCTACCTTGTAAGTTCCGCATCCTTTAATCGTTATCCCCCCATCTAATGGTACGGAGCTGTTGGTGACAGTAGTGGTCACGGTGGATTGGCCATTAAATTGGTTCTCTAGGCGTGCCGTTCCAGTTGAGCCAAATACTCTAGCAGCCATATAGCCTGCACTCAAACCTCCCCAGTTACCTACTGAATAGGTGCCTGTAACAGTATTCCAGGTGGTAGATAAATCAGTGACCGATAAATTGGATGGAGCAGAGCCGCCAGTAACAGTGAAAGAACCAGAAACTGCAACATTCTGGTATTTAGTGACACCAAAAGTCACTTGTTTACTGCCGCTTATAGTGGCTGTTCCGCTATGAATTTGGACAGTGTGGGGGCTCTGATATGGGTTCCCGTCATAGTTATGGACGCGCCCACTGTTTCTCCATACGTCTGTGCCACCAACTTTTATCCAGGCGTTATCTAGCTGAGCACAGCCACCCTCGTAGTAGAAACTAATGGAGTAGCTGAGCGTTGAGCCCGATATTGAGTAGTCGCAAATCATCCAGCAGTATTTAGCACTCTGGACTAATACTTTGTTGGATATCGCTTGAGCCATTATACATATACTCCGATGAAGTTATTAGCTGCTAATGTACCGCCTTCGCCAGGGTCGACATCAGTCAGTGTGATATTCGGCACCGTGATATTAGCAGTAGCGTTGGTAGAAGAGTTAGCAGTGAATGTAGCTACGTTAGTACCGTTCTTCTGAATCGTCAATGTAGCATTATTCACGGTCGGAATTGTTGGCTGATCAACCAAGTCATTAAATGAGCCAGTCGTCGCAACTGCAGATAAGTCGGCGTTGTTAGCCTTTCCTGCTAGAGCCTCAGTGACAACTGCGTTCTGAACTGGGTTCCGGCTCGTAGCAGATAACTCATCGTCAACGATTACATCTAGACGCCCATCAGGCTCAATCTGTAAGCCGTCTCCGACGATAACTGCACCAAGCTGGCTAGTCGTAGCAATCGGTAGGTGGCTAGGATACTGACAAACCGCTAACTGCATCTGAGCATTCCCGTCGGCATAGAGGGCAGTAATATGCGTCTGTCCGTCATAGCCATCAGCACGCCAGAGCGCCTCCAACTGCTCGATAAGTGCCTCGTTCGTGATTTCGGTATCGGTTGGAGTGGCGAGAGCATAATAAGCTACCATTCCGTTTAGCTTTTCTTTCATTGTTGCAAGAGTAGTCGATTTAGCAAAAGAACACCAATAATTATCTTGCATGGCACTATTATAGATAAGCCCATCGCTGATATAGCTGTTCCATCCCCCTGCTGGAGTGGCTCCCATATTTATGCCATGCGTGAAGAAGTTAATTATACCGCCGTAGGTATAATTCCCATTTTGTTTGTTGTCCGCCCCTTTCGGGAATTGGGCATATCTCACATTTGAATATGTGTCGCTAGCAGCTATTGTTATATCGTCCGCTGTGTATGTGCGTTTTCCAGTTTCTTTATGTACATACCACTTGTTATCGGTTAGGTTTTTGTAGATGGAGTCCTTATATAAGTAGCCTCCTTCGCCATCATCGCCAATCTTGCAGAGTTCGATAGGCTCAAAATAGGCGGCATAGGAAGTAGCCTGCGAGCCGAGTTCGAGCTGCATGTTCATCAATTTGTCGCTACGATAACCGACTCGGAGATATTCTGTTTTTGCCCCCGTAGTGATTACGGTCGATGTGACGCCATTGACTTGTCTGAACTGCCCAGAAATGAAGGCTTCGCTGCCATCATATCCAGCCCACTCTACCTGGTTCGGCGTGCCATAGCTTTCTCCATGCCAGATATAACTTGTATTCGGCTTCACTTTAATTAGCTGCGAGGCTCTCCAAACAGGATTTGGCGTGAGAGTGCCATCGCTCTCAATATAGGCATCAGTCGCTGCATCGCCATCAAACAAATTCTTCCCCAGATTTACCTCGTAGCTCTGACTCTGATATGGCTCGTAGGCGGTAGCTGTCGCACTCTGCTCTAGCATTGGATAAATCGTCAAGTTATTAACCACCGTTCCAGCACCGTATACTGCAAAATAAGTGAACGTATTGTCATCGACTGCCATTGTTGTTGTTTCGCTTGTCTGGTTGCCGCCATAAATATCTATATAGTTTGTCGTAGAGCCAGTAGCGTTTCTGCAGCATAAACGAGTATTTGTTGGAAGTGGAGTCGTTGTGCTTAGTGTGTAAGTTTTGCCACCCTCAAGATGAGCCCATCCGCCAGCGGAATTGTTTAGATTGAAGTAGGCATTACCAGTCGCAGTTCCGTTGAATGTAAGAGAGCCGTCTGCGTTTTTAGTCATCGTGATTCCAGTGTTTGTTTGTGAGCCGATTTGTACTGGCAAAATGTTTTTCCCACATATCTTGGCCACATTCTCGCCTGTGACGGTTTGGACTGCTTGTGGATAGTCTGGGTTCGGAGCTGGAATGCCGCCAACATAAGGCTCAAACGAAGTGGCTGAGCTTGATTGTTCAAGCTGAACATTAGAAAATCTTACCGTAGTGTTAATGGTCGTTGTGGCTGCTTGGTTGTAGCCCGAATAAAATAAGAGCTGGACTGTGCCTGTTGAATCTGTCGTAAATGTTAGAGATGCGGCAGTCGTAGGGTTTGTGTAGCTATTGCCAACTTTTGCACGAATATTTCCAACACCAGTATAGGTAGTTCCGCTAACTACACTAAAAGTCCTTGTTAACGTGTATTGAGTGTTTGGCGAAAGCTGGACATTTATGACGGCATACGCCGACCAAACCCCAGCGTAAGAGCCAGATTCGGTAATATCAAAAGAACCTGTCGCAACAACTTTGTTTGAAACTGTCTGCGTAGCGGCTGAATACCCTGCAGTTGCATTTGCTACATTTGCTAAGTTTTTGCCAGTATAAGTCTGCTGCTCAGTATTGCCTTTGAGACTATCGAAGACCAACGGTTCTACGGTCGTGCCGTCAAGAGTAATGCTGCCGCCCTCATCGCAAACCGCATGAGTATCGTTTACGATAAAGCCAGAGTCATTCTCGAGCTCAGATGTCTTAGTCGGGACCTCGATATTTGCAGTCTTGTTAGTCGCAGAGTTAGCAGTAAACGTCTGGACGTTTGCACCATTTTTCTGAATCGTCAGCGTACCATTGTTAATTGCAGGAATATCAGATGCAGTAATGAAGCCGGAATCGTTAGAGATATCCGAGGTCTTTGTTGGCACAGTGATGTTAGCCGTAGAATTGCCGCTCTGGTTAGCGGTAAAAGTGCCAACGCTGGCGCCATTCTTCTGAATGGTAAGGGTTCCATTATTGACAGTAGGGATAGTCGGCTTGTTTTTAATATAGGCGTCAGACGAAGTGTCAGTGACATTCCAGTCGCTCTGAACATTCTGTTCTGCGCCGTTTTGTATCCCCGCTAACTTAGTCGTCGCGTCGTTGACTGCATCGCTTAGTGCATCCCAGCCATTAACCGAACCAGTGCCATCGCTCTCCGCGAAGACCTGACCAACATTGGTGCTACCCTTAATAAGCCCCTCAGAAGAGTTAGTAAACGTATTAACGGTCACTTGGCTAGAGTTAGCAGCCGCATGCCACGTGCTGTCATTCGTATAATATGTCCATACCTTAGAGTTAGTGACATCATAAATAGAAGCGCGGTTAATGAGCGTGCTTAATCCAGTCTCGTTTTGCCAAGCAGTCGTAAGCTGAGCCTGAGTAGGGTTTGTCGGAAGTCCATTGACGGCCACTGCGCCATTTAGAATAGCCTGAATATTGTTAGTATTGCTAGAAATAGCATCAAAGGTAGATGAATTCATAACGCCGGCCTGAGTAGAGGAGGCCACTGGTAAAGATATTATCTTAGAGGACGTCGTTCCAGTCTTAAGGTTGACTTTAGATCCGTCTAGGTTAACAGCACTCGTGCTAGTGTTAGCCGAGACATCGACGTCGGTCATTACGGTATAATCGATATCATCTGGCGTAAGGGCAGACTCTGCCGTAGATCTGACGGCATCAATTTGGTCCTGTAAGCCTGCATCAGCATCGATGCGAGCATTTTCTTCATTTGTAACACTTCCGCTAACATTATCGATGCGAGTTCCGAGGGCGTTATCCGCTAATATGCGAGCATCGCGTTCGGCGGCAACTGCGCCCGATGTACTATTAATCTGGCTTTGCAACCCAGCGTCAGCATCGATACGCGCCTGTGATTCCGCACTAATATTATTCTGAAGCGCGGTATCCGCATTTTCCCTTGCTGTTTTTTCGTTTGCGATAGCAGTAGTGTTAGTATTGATTTTTCCAGTGTTGGTCGAAATCCTGCTGCTAAGAGCATTGTCAGCATTCGCGCGAGCCGTAGCCTCAGCTGCGACAGCTGTGTCTATTGCAGAGATAATGCCCAAGTCGGCCAGAGTCTTGTTGCCAATAAGCTCTACGCCATTAATCCATGGCTTGTTAAGAAGAACTTCGTAGTCGCTAACGACGCCAGTAAGCTTGGTAGGGATTCCGTCAGACGAATACAGGTAAGAGTTTCCGGATGCCGCATAGTACAACAAAACATTGCGATAAGCACCAGTTTTAGGCGGATTTGTTTTTTCGTCGCCCATAGCAGCAGGAATCTCTACCCTATGGAAGAGAGTACAATCGTTATTGTTGATTTGCAGGACGGCAGGACTAATACCGCACTTGCCATCGCATTTAGGTTTTCCGCAATTACAAGACATATTATTTTCCTTCCTTAATTTTTACATAGACACCGTTATTCACGTAAAGATACATAGCGTCATTCGCAGCATACCTTACTAGGGTATTGTGGTAGGCGCCGTTTTCTGGAGCGTACGAGCCGGCATCGTCGCCTAAAGCCGCTGGTAACTCTACGTAGCTAATGCCGCAGCATTGCTTTTCTTTCTTCTCGTGACAATCCTTAGGGCAGCTCATTTTACTCCTCCGTCAAGGCGATAAGACGATACGCGCCGGTTTTGTTATAGTAAACCATCCTGTTGTTCTCGAAGTCGTATACGGCCTGGCTTCTAAGACCGAGTGGATTGTTCACATAGTCGTAGTCGCTAACTTCTACTGGGCCTGCCCAGGTAATCGTCATGCGATGCTTGTCATCAATATAGAAAGTCGTATTGATATCAGAAACATGCACGAAGCAGTCTGCCAAATCACGTAGGTTCGAGGTGTTATCGACCGTTACAAGCGGAATGACAGCTTCGTATGGGCATTCAGGTTTGATTGGGCGAATGCAGCCGTTGTGTTTGCAGCCGTATTCTTGGCACTGGCAGCCCTTACGCTGGCCGCAGCAGTTACCTTTGCAGTAGCTTTGTGGGCGACCGCATTTGGTGCATGGGGTGTAAGTATCGTTATTCATACTTTAATTATACTCATACCCACTAAATAAACACCAAAAAAAGCCTCAGTCTGAGGCTACATCTGGGGCACACTGACGGAGAGAAGCGAGAGCTTGGCTAGGGACAAAGCTCATTTTGTTTTGTTTTTGCATAGAGAACTGCGAGAGTCTACACAAGAGAGGTAAAAACTTTTTCCAATGTGCCCCAGGCATAGCCCCATAAAGGGGCTACGATTTAGGCTACAACGTCTTTGCCGACATTCTGTGCAATGGTGATAAAACCAGAAGCTGCGAGACCTACTACAGCGCCGATGAGAGGGTTGATAGCAAGAGCGAGAGCAGTAAGAGCACCAGCAACGCCTGCACCAATGATAGTAGCAACCGCCACCCAATCCTTCTTGAACACCCTTTTGATAAGCTCCACTACGCCAGCAACCATGCCGAGTAGAATAGCAGTTGTTACGGGATCTAGGTTAAAAACTTCCATGTTATTTCTCCTTAAATATTCTTTTATCTATAAACCAAAATATGCAACCACCGAGGAGGTTTGCAATTATTGTCGCCCAGACGGCGCCCAGCCCGCCCAACCAGATTAAGCATAGGGCTAGGATGGGACTGGAGAGTTGCCACCTAAGCAAGTAAAGGACGAACCGTCTCACTTGTTCTTACCAGTGATGAGGTCAATAATATGCTGGATGAAAGCGATAATCTTCTGCAAGATACCAACAGTTGGGTCTGGCTCTGGACCTGGCGGAGTAGGTTCTGGTTCTTTCTCCTTAAGGTCTTTCATCTTAAAGCCATTGTCTGCGTTATTCTGTTTGCTGTAAAGAGTACGTCCCCAGTCGGTGTTATTGTAATTACACTGCTGGACAATCTCTACTTCTTCGCCTGCCTTATAGCCCTTAACGACACGGCCAGTCTTGATAGCATAGAGCGCAGTATCGACTGCAGTGACATAGGTCTTCGTCTCCACGTCTTTCCATTCTGGCTCTGGTGTTGGCGGAGGGGTTGGCTCTGGTTTCTTGACCATATCCCATTCATTGAAGCCGTTAGTAATCTGCTTAGTGAAGGAATATTCGGTAAGCAAGTAAGTAGCGCCGAGCTGCTTATTATAGACCTTGCCATAAATATCAATCGACTCGCCCTTATTGTACTGCTTAACAGACATGCAGGCGTTCATCGTGGTGTGGTTGAAGTCCCATAGATTAGTAGGCTGAAGGTTCGTAATCCACGTCTCAATCTTGTCGAGCTTGGTCCAGGTTAGGTCTGGCTTATCGCTACTAGCGAGACGGCGGTTGATCTCTCCTACTGCCCATGGAGTTTTACCCTTAAGATAAGGACCAGGGCAAGCCGTAGAGGTGAACATACAGTGCCAGGTAAACGTACCATTAGCATTGCCAGTCCATACAAGCTGCTTGATGCCACGGCGCTTGCAGATATCGACCGTTAACTTGATAGCAGACTCGATAGCCTTGTCAGAGACGTGCCAGTCTGGAGCGCCACCATCGTTAGCAATCTCGATTGTGATAGCCTGGTTGTCGTTGGCCGCAGAGCTAGAACACCAGGAACGGTTCTCTTCATCCACATAGCCACCGATACGGCCATCAGAGCCGATGCCATAGTTAGACGAGCAACGACGGCTAGGATTCTGCCAGAACTTGCCACAGGTCTCAATGGAGCAGTTACCAGCCATATGGTGCCAGGTAATCTTCTTGATGGTCTGACCAGAGCGTCCCCTCGTATAGTTGCTAGTGCTAGCAGGAATAATCTTGGTGGTTAGTGGAGAAAAGCTCACTTCTTCTCCTTTCCAGGACCCATAGAATCGATTTCATTCTCTTCCATGGACTTCTTGCTGCCCAGCTTAAACTTAATATTGGAGATTATACTCATTCGTTTCCTCCTTCGTTATGCTATCATTATATCAAGATGGAAGAGGAGAAGAAGATATTTGACCACGAGACTGCGAGCATCTCGGACGCTATTCGCCTAGTCGGAGAGCTTGAACATATTCGCTCGCACGCACTTCGCTCTGCCGTTGTAGCGGAGGGAACAGATGACGAGATGTTTTATCTCGTATTAGCTCAACAGGCTAAGGAGCTGCGCCGCAACTATATGCAGGACCACTTTCCCAATATCGATAGCAAGCTCTGGTGCCTGTGTAAAAGTGCCGCAACGCTCCGACAGATTGCTTACGAAGTATGGGGCGAGAAGGCGGGTCAGCTAAAGGAGGTAGACAATATTGTCGACACTATCTGGGGAAAAGCAGTCGATAAAGACCTCAGCGACTGCGAGGCTTGCAAAGAAGACAAAGGCGAACAAAAAGAGAGCTAGACGCTCTCTTTCTTTATTATACTCCAAATAGCTTACGCGGGTTAAATTGTTCATTACTGCTGGAGACGTCGTATGTGAACTCGGAACCATCTTCGCCGATGATTCTATACTTTCCACTGTCGAGCGAGAAATTCTTTTTGAAGTAGTTCGCCAAGTTCTTTGCTCCGCTGACAGGAATATCATTGTTCATGATGCTCTCGTCATATATAGTAGCAATTCTATCTCTTCCATCCCCACCAGTCTTGAAGCCAGCAAATATAGTTCGCTCTTTACCTGTGTCTTCGTCGACGACGCGGTATTTTCGCTGGGAGATTCTGCCTTTCTCAGTTTCGCCATATCCGTCTTTTACATCGACAACACTGTCGTCAACATTTATTCGGAAGCTAGTAGTTTGAGCATCCTTCGTCTTCGGAGAAATTTTTCCATGTCCGCCGTTCATCGCATCTCTCCAGGCCGAGAAGAAGTCATTCACGCCTCTACCGGCATTGTCTAGGGCTTGAGTGGCGCGTACTGTCCCTGCTGCGATATTCGCTCCAACTGGTCTCAGAACATCGCCAAAGTTTCCAGAGGATGGCTGGTTCGCCTGACGTGTATAATTTTCTACCGCATTATTATATCCAGCATCCCTCTGAGTACGTTCGTTTTTTCTAAGATTGCGATACTTGGTTAAAAACTCGTCAAACATTCTAATCTCCAATCTTAACGTTTAATACAGTCGAAGATTCTGGGGTAAACAACTTCTGGCCAGTAATAGTAGCGTCAGTGACAGGCTCACCATTCTCACCTAAGTAGTACTGAGCGCCAGGAATATACTGGTGGCCTTCTGGGATAATCACGAAACCAGTACTTTGGACGCGCATAATATTGTCAGTATGGAGACCGAGCATAAGGAATCTAGCCTTATTGCTGCCATCAGCATACTGCATAACGTTGGCGCCTGGCATGTTCTGAATATAACCAGCACGGACCTGATTCTCTGGGACCGTGATAGCGGTATTATTGATTGCTAGACCGATAACGTTATCGTTGTTAGCATTCGGGAATAGCGTGGCGCTAGGAACACGGACAAGTGTTCTCTTAGCATTTCCAGACGCTTCGTCTAGGATATCTCTCTCTGCGAGAATATAATCTGGGAGAGAAGCGAGGTTATCAATAGCGACGTCTGCGATATTGATAGTTTTTACTTTATTATTGCAACTCATCTTAATCCTTTCCTTTATTATCCAAAGATTTCATCCTGGGCTACATCGGTTGCGAGGCTGTGGCCGTAGATACCATGGTTCTTGTTGAGGCTCGTAGCAGCGCCAGAGCCATTAATTACAGCGCCAGTATCAGAGTAGAGGTTGATATTACCAAGCATAATCTTGGCATCGTTAGGGACGTTCGTGAATACCTCAAATCTGTTGTTGATTGGAGCAAGAGTATTCTCGATTGTAGTAGCTCTATCCTCGATATTGGTCATGCGACCCTGCAAGTTGGTAATGGCAGCCTGCATGTTCGTAATCAACGTCTGAGTGTTGGTCATGTAAGTCTGCAAGTTGAATGTGTACCACTTGCCGTTGTTGTACATCAAGACATCGCCATTAGTTGGAGCAGTACCCTGGTCGACATCCTTAAGCTTCGAGAGCGAAATAATGCGAGATAAGTCGTCACCGTGGATACAGTCAGACTGACCGTCCTCACGCTCATATTCAAGACAGTTTGGATTTTCTTCTGGAGAGAGGTGGAGAGTAGTGACAGTTTCAGCTGCCTTAACAATGCTCGTAAGGTCTAGGCATTCGCCACCCCAAGAAGTCTCTACACAAAGACCCGCTGGGTTATCTGCATCTAAATGGAAGTCGACATAGGCATTAACGCAGTTGCTGTCGATCTTGTCGCACTCTTTGTGATTGAACTCATCGATGTTAGTCATTATGCGTCCTCCTTAACTACTACGAGCTCTTTCGTAGTTGGGTCCATATAGACAGCCCATTTCTTACCGTCGCCATCTACTGGAGCAGTAGCCACAATAGGAGGCTGTTTCCAGGTAGCTTTATCCTGAGCAGCCCAAGCCATGTAGTAGAACTGGTTAGAGTTTGCTGGTGGCATGAGACTCTTGACGGCACCGTTGTTGTCGGAGCCCATAACATAATCAAGGTTCTCGTCGGTTTCTTTGCTCGGGTCAATGCCAATCCAACCGTTCTTTCCGTCGCAGTTTTCTGCGCAGTTTGCGTCTTTCTTATAAACAAGGATTGCATTGTCTGTGATAGTTGTTGCGTCGACATCGCCAATATCTGCTAAGTGCAGAATCGAGCCAAGCTCACGAGCATGAATGTTGATGTTTTGACATTCAGCGTTGTAAACTAGCGTTCTCGATACGGTGTCTGCTTGTAGCGTTGTACAGGTCTGACCAGCTTTTACGACACTATCAAAATCGTACCATACTGAACGACCGCCTAAATTAAAGCGGAGATTTGTAGGGTTAGTGCTGTCGGCCTCAATAGATAAAATTGATTCTGGGCAACCACATGGCTTCTCGCATTCATTTTTGCAACCACATGGCTGACACTGACCGCATTTACCGCAGCCGCCGCACGAACCAAAACCGCAAGTGGAACACAATGGATTCATAACTTAATTATAAGATACCCTTTCCATATACTGTTAAAAATTCGCAACTCGTCCAATTAAATCGTAGTCATCGTCAGTAGCGATATGTAGGCCTTTGTCTATCTGTTCTTTCAGCTGCTTTGCCAGACCAACAGCCGATCGAATATCGTCTCTGTCTGCGAGCATCTTAATTGTGCAGACACGCTCTTTGACATACGGATCGCTTCTATCCGTGTCACCATTGAGGTCCTTGCCTAGCAAATCTCCGTAGGCCTGTCTGACATACGACGCAGTATATCCGTTAGTAGCGCCTACGCCCATAGCATATTTATCTAATGCGTCCAGAGCGTCTTTACAATTAAGGAGCTCGTCTGGGCTGGAATAACGGATAACGGTTTCGATAGCAGGAAGAAACCTCTCTTCCATGTATTGCTTTTTGACAATCTCAGCACGACCTCTCTCGCCTCTTTCCACCATAGAATCACTATCATCTTCTGCTCTCTTGCGGGCGGAGGCAAGCCCCGCCCCAGGCACGCCGTCGCCGTCGATGACGGATTTGACGACTGCCTTTACGATAGCGGAGCTCCCGTTCGGTCGTTTTTTCTTCGACTCTTCATAGCGAGCGTCTGCATCTCGCTTATAAATATCGACTGGTTCAGGAACGACAACCTCGTCTGGCAAGGAGGCATAGTATCTTTTTGACGCCTCTAAATCTTCCTTCTTCATCTGGTCGATATTACTCTTCATTTGGTCTAAATCCATATGCCTCCTTAGTATTGACCTTTGTATTTATCATTTACGCCGAACATACGCTTGATGAAGCTATCGTAGTATGCCGCCTTCTTGCTCCCATTATCGCCAAGGCTGACGTATCTACCCTTGTTGTTCACCTCGTAGCTGCTTGGAACGTAGATATATGGGTAAAGCAGGTTGCGTACTTTCGTATTGTTGATAGCGGCCTCTGGAGTAGTCTTAGCAACGATTGGAGCGATAAGCGAAGCGACGTGGCTATTCCAGTTAATCTGAAGCTGTTCAATGTTGGCATAGTCCTGCTTAGTCTTTTTCTTCTTGTCGTAGATAGCCTGAATCTGCTTGTTGTAGGCGTCGTATTCCTGATAGAGATTATTGTCGTTAATAATCTGATTGATATCAGAGAAGGCGATTTCGTCCTGGTAGCGATTGCTATACTCGAAGTTCAGAATGCTGATAGGGGAGTTGTATTTGATTGCGATATTTCCATCTTCATCTTCTGCGTAGTATCCGAAGATAGAGCCGTCGTTAGGCCCAGTAAAGCCTAGCTCGGCCATGGACTCTACGGCTGCAGCCTTATTAACATTCCATTCCTGCTTGCTCAGGTAGGTAGAGTAAGAGTTGAATGGGTTCTCGTTCACGTTTTCAGAATCCATATTCATAAGCGAAAGAACTGCGGCGAACTTATACCTATCGAATGTGCCATCATACTTCGAGACAAGATTCTGCGAAGCCTTGAGAACTTTCTGCATGAACTCTTGCTGTTTTGTGCGTACACGGCTTTCAACCGTCTTTTTAGCCTCTTCAGTAAGGTTATTGCCGTTAAGAGCCTGGATGTCTTCCTGGTATGACTTGTCGTTGAGCAATTCCCTCTTCTCTTCCCAAAGCGTATTGACTGCACGGTTCCAGGCCATATTACTCTCTTCGCCATACCTAGATACAGTTAACCTATCAGTCGCATTCTCAATAATAGACTGCGGAATGCTCGTAAGCTGGTCTACTGCCGTTTCTGGCTTAATGACAGCCTGGGCGAGAGCGCCGATACCGTCAGTGAAGATGAGGCCGCCCTTGCCGATAAGGTTCTGAAGAACCTTCTGAGCCATTGGCGCAGACATGAAGTCGCCCATAATACTGCCAATCCATTTAGCGGTGTTTCCAGAGTTATAATCCATAACGACCTGCTGACCAGTAGATGGGTCTATCTCGATTCTATCTTTGGCAATAGGCTTCATCGTGTACGGATCGACGCCAGTCACCATCATAACACCAGACTTCACGAGAGGTGGCATTAATGTAGAGGCGACCTTGGATATGCCAGGAGCGAGGTTTCTGGTCCAGATATCCTGCTCGATAATCTCATCAGCGTCAATATTCATAAAGCCGCTCAAATCTACTGGGAAGCTGCCGAGCAGATCATTCGCCATAAGCGTGCTAAAGCTGTATTTGCTTGCGCCCTGGGCAGACTCTATGGCGTGCTGGACTGGAGTAACGAATGCTGAAATTTCCTGCGGAACTGGGATAGAGAAGATTTGGCCGTCTAATACGAATACAATATTGTTCTGTTTTTCATATTCTGGAATCTGCTGGAAGATGCGCCTGTCTTCTGGGTTTGATAGAGTCATATTAGTGAGAGCCATAACAGGGACGACATAGCCGCCAATAATACGAGCCGTAACGCCAGCTGGGTCAAATGCGTATAGGCGCCAGAACGACTTAGCGCCGTTGATGGCAGAGCCAAGATAAGGGACAGTCTCCGCCAAGTTTGCGAGGTGGTAAGACTTACGGACGAAGTTTGTAGTCGCTTCTGCCTGCATAAACTCAGCCACAGTCCTAGCTTCTTCGGTAGACATACCTTCCTTTAAAGCCTTCAAGAAGTTATTGTTATAGACCCTCTCACGGAGCCAGGACTCACGAATATTGTTGGCAGTATCAGTGACTTGAACTGCTTTATCGAACTTCGTCTTAACTTTGTCCCAGTTGCTCTGGTCGTACAATTCAGCGGTCTTGCTTGCGTTCTTTGCCTGCTTACCAAACTGATAGAGGTTCGTCTCAAGTTCCGAAGCGACATTGAGAGTACCACGCTCAATTTCTTTGCGGACAGCGAGTCTAGCTACGTCTTCGCCAGTTTCGTCCGCCTGCTTTAGGAGCGTTTCAAATACATCAGGAACAGTCTCCTGGTACTCTTTTGCAAGCCTTTCGCCGAACAATTCTACCAGTTCGTCTTCGACCTCCATAGCATTCTTCCAGGCATCACCGCTAGTGAGAGCGTTTCCAGTATCACGGAAGAACTGGCTCACGAGAGAACCTGGGACGAGGCCGCCAGTAGTACCAAGACGGAACAAGCGACAGAATGCCTGCTGGATTTCTCCGAATGCACCTCTACGCAATTGGCGAGGCATAGTAGTAAACATGCTCGCAACAGTAGGAGACACTTCAACGTATTCCTCCTGGCCAAATGCGTCGTAAGTCTTAATGATATTGCTGTTAGCGGCTGCGTTAGTAATCTCTTTGTTCAGGTCGCTGACATATGCAAAAATGCCACGCTTATCCACAATAGGGCTGCCCCTATCGATTAGCTTGCTAGAAATTTCGCCATACCTTTGCTCAATCTTATCAGCGATGAGCTCGGCTGTTTGCTTGGCGTAAGTATCAGCCTGCCTATCTACAGTCCTCAGAGCCTTCTCACGGATTGCCCTGTTCTCTTTCCCAGGGTACTTCTTCTTGTAGAAGTCGGTGAGCATAGTATTATAAGAGTTCTTCGCCTCTATATACACCTGGTCCTTGATTGCCTTACGCTTGCCGTTTAGTGAACGCATAGTCGCATATTCCAAAGCGTCATCTTTGCTCGTCGTCGCATCAGTAATGGAATCCATAGCGTCCATAATTGTTTTATCGTTGGCGTTGACGTCCTTTGCGTTCTGGATAAACTCATCAGCCTGTTCCATAACAATTCTATCCATGCCGTCTAAGTCATACTCGCTTTGGAATTTGCGGATATTCTCGATCTGGGCACGATACGCTGTTCTTGCGTCGAACTCGGCTTTTTCCTTCTTGATTCTAGCCGCAGTGTCAGTAACCTGCTTACTGTCGTAAATTCCCTTGTCTGACGCAGCGTAGGTGCGCTTTAGCTCTGTAATAAAGTCTGGGTCGTTGTCGACAACTTTCTGGAAGTTCTCGAGAGTATAGCGGTTAGACTTTCCGCCTCTGCCCACACCATTTCCAGTAGTGGTGAAGAGATACCCCTCCTGAGCGTCGATTCTTTCATCTAAGAATTTGCGAGTCTCGTTGTTGAGATTTTTGCGAAAATCTTTGAAGCTCTCTTCGTCAACGACAGGATGTGCAAATGGGCTATCTTGGTTAAGAGTAACCAAATCGTCAAGTTCGTCGCCTTCAAGACTCCTAATGAGGTTCTTGCGGTCAGCGATAGTAGTCTTTGGAACAACGGTCTCTGCTTTCTTGAGGCTGGCGCCTGCGCTTAATGCCTCGTCTCTCAATGTAAGCAAATCAGTGCGAGCACGACCCCTCTTAAATGTATCGATATAAAGCGTAGAGGTGTTATTTTTAACTAAATCTTCAGTATTCTGAGCGATTTTCTTTGTCACGACATCTTTGATTGGATTGATTTCCTTAACAATCCTAGTAGTATTGCCATCGACGACCACCTTGACTGGCATGCCAATATCTTTAAGCATGGCTACCGCCTTCTTACGGTTTACCTGCCTTGCTACTTCGTTGATGTCGTTTGCGAGAACAAGAGAGACGTCCTGGAATGGGTCGGTAACGTTGCCTAGCTTAAAATGCTGCATCTCTCTAGGTTCGGAGATGTGCAACCTTCCGCCACGCTTATAGTATTCGTTCCAGTCCTTGATACGCTGAGTGCGCATATAGCCCTCATCAAAGAAGCCAGACTCTCTGACACGCTGAAGCTCACGCTTCGATAGTACCGTCTGCTGAATGCGCAAATCCTGAGTAGCCGCACTCAAGTCCATAGCCTTCTGACGAAGGTCTTTAGCTGCCTCTACGAGCTCAGCTGGCTGAGTTTCTTCGAAGGTTTTAACGACCTCCTCGAAATGCTCTATCTCTTTCTTCGCCCTGGTAACATTCTCTGGAATGTCAGAATAGTCACGAATAGCTTCTGCAATTCTCAAGCGATACCCAGAAGCGACATACTCGTTCGTAGCCTTGTCGAGAACATGAGTGGTTTTGCCGTCAGATAAATCAAAGAGCTTGGCACCCTTATTAAGGCCCATGCTGTCTTCTATCTTAATCAACTTACTTTGCGAGTCGAGGAAGGCGTCTAACGACCCCTTTAATTTCGTGTCATCACGCATAAAGCGTGCTACGAGACCGCTGACGTCGCCACGGTAAACTGCGTCTATTGCGAGGTTAGCCTCAGCGATGAGTTTCTTCTTCTCGGAATTGACCTTCTTAGCAGACTCGAGGAGCTCTTCCCATGTAGAGCCTTTAACTGGGTTCTCTTGGGCAAACTCCGCTACTTTGCGTCCTGCTTGGCGGAGGATTCTGCGCTCGCCTAAGTTCTGCAACTGGCGTTCGGCCTTAGCTGCTTTATTCCACGCACGCTTTGCCGCCCAATCCGATGTCCCATTTGCTGCCTTGATAGCATCTCTATCTAGGGCATCGACCTTGTTTACGAGCCAGTCCTCGTCGCCGTGATGAATTGCGGTCTTCAAATTATCGGCTGCCTGTCCGACTTTTGCTTTCATATCGTAAAGGCCTGGAGAGATTTTAGCGTTCAAGACCTGAACAACCTCGCTGTCACCAGCCTTCTTTAGGCCCTTAGCGATTCCTACACCTGCAATTTCGCCAGCAGCGTTCATCGTTACTTGCTGAAGAGCGTATGCCTTCGATGTATCATCGCCAGATTCAAGGAGCTTTCTAAACATCTTCGAATCACTAAGCGTGATATCGACCACGGCCTGAGCGAGAACATCAGCCACCTTAGCGGTGCCGCCAATGACTCTGCTTGCAGCGATTACGCTCTGGATAGAAGCGTTCGCAACCTCGGCAAATTTAGCGGTCGTCATCAGATGTATTGAAAGGTCAAGGCCAGCATACATACCAGCTGCGATGTCTTCTACTGCGATTGCACCACTAGCGATTCCAGAGGCAGTAAGTGTAGACATAGTTTCTACAGTGGTGCCGTATTTCGAAGCTGCCCTTAGGGCTGCTCTCGACGCTAGATTAGTGGCGCCACTTTTAACAGCGGCTGCAGCATAATTCCCTGCAGCTACAGAGAGAGCAAGCTCCATGCCGATAGGAGTAAGCGTGTCTACGATAGCGTATGCGCCACCAGCGAAGTCGTTTAGGCGTTTTAATTTCTTGGCACGCTCATTCTTCCAGTTAGTAAGTTCTGGCTGCAAGTAGTCACGGACAAAGTTCACGCTCCCGCCAGTATATCGATCGGCTAAATCTTGTCTTACTGGCTTTAGAATGTCATTGCCATCGACTACCCAGTTAACTGCACCCTCTACTAAACTGAATACGTCGACGTTAAACTGAGCGGCACCAGAAAGAACTGCGACGATAGTATTTCCTACATTTTCTGCTGCACCACGAATAAAGTTTACGCTTGGGTCTTTACCTTCAATGAACTCTGCTAGCGCCGTCATCCTAGCATGCTCGGAAGAACTTTCGAACTCGCCTTTCTTGAAATATTCGTCAACTACGTCATAGAGCTCCTGGAAGTCTTCGTCGGACACTTTGTCACGGTCCCAGACTTTCTTTAGGTCTCCCCACTTCACCATTTCAGAAGTCTCGTCCCAACCCTCAAGGTTTTTAAACACATTGAGGTTTCTGACTTTCGCTGGAAGAGCCTGCATAGTATCGTCTTTGACCAGCACCGACTGACCGTCTTTCGCCTTGTACTCCAAAGCTACTGCGCCTCTTGCCGCAATATCTTCATCGGAGTAATCGAGGCCAGTATCTTTCTTGATTGACTGTTTAGCCATCTCACGCTGCATAGCGGTTTCGATGCTCGAGCCCAAATCCTTACTAATCTCCTCTAGCCACTCCTGAGAAGTCTTCGTCTCAGTGGAGTCGTTCATTAAGGCGTATTTTGCGTTCGGATTTAGTTTATAGTTCTCAGAGATAACATCTAGCGCTGGCTTATAGGTTTTTTGAAAAGTCTCGTTTTGAATTGCCATAGCTGGAGCGTGGACGGTTATTTTGCCAGTTTTGCTATCAAGACTAATAGATCCGCTTTTCTCGGCCGACACCCATGTCCCGTCTTTTTTTCTGATAAGAACATTTGAGCCATCAGCGTTTCTCGCAGCGGACGCTGAATTATATTCGTCGGTGCCAGGCTTCAAAACTAATCTATCAGTTACATTTCCATTTTCGTCCTTGCTCTCATAGACATCGTTATATACACGCCTGCTACGAGCATCTGAATCTGGTAATAAAGCCATTTCGTTCTCCTACTTCTTCCTTAATCTGTTTTGGAGGTCCTCAAGGTTCTTTTTATTAGCGTCTTGACCTTGCTTAATCCTATCGCCTACCCAACCAAAGAAGCCAGAAATAGGCCCCCCGATTGGAGCAACCTCTCCGTTATCTACGTTCGTGCCCCAAGTCTTAGAAGCCTCGTCGTCACGCATTAGACCAGTAGAAGCGTTCTCAGAGCCGCCATATGTATACACAGTTCCATCATCGCTTTCAAATGCCGTATCGCCAGTAGTTGTTGTCGTGGTGGTTCCACCACCGCCCCCGCCAGAGTTCCTCTTCTGGTAAGCCTTGTATGCGTCGCTATAACGCTTTTTTGCCTTAGCTACCTCATTGTTTAAAACGTCAGACAAAGCCTGTGCCTGAGCGGAAGCCTTTAAGTCCGCAACTAAAGTATTAGTCTGAGGAGTTTGGTAGCGGGCATTAAAATAAGACCCGCTTCCGCTGAGACCACCAAGATTGCTCGGCACCGCAGTACCGAGATTATAAGTGTCTTTAGCGATTTCAGCATTACGAGTCTGCTGCGTGTCTCGCAGATTCTGTATAAATGCGTTGGATTCGTCTAGCGCAACCTGAGGGTTGATGTAGCGCTGGCCGTTATCTTCGTAAGAAAAATCGTCTAAGTTCATAACTTTATTATAAACTAGACGACTTGTAAAAAGAATTATTTAAAGACGAGGGCGCATACAGAGGCGATAAAAACACCCATGATCGCCATAACGAACCACTTAATATAGCTCTGGAGCTCAGCAATAGCTTTAGCATTCTCTTCAGCTTTTTGGAGAGCCTCATCGGCTGTCTTAGAAATACCGTTGATGTCTATCTGGTTTAAGATAGTCTCAATGCGCACGAGACGTTCACGAATTTCAATAATGAGAGTATCTTGTTTTTCCATATCTGTTCTTATTATATTACTCTGGGTCGTCAGACGGCAAAAACTCAGACGCCAGAACATAATCCTGGCCGATTTTTAGCCTCATGTCGTTGCGAATACCGAGCGCATTTCCGTCGTCAAAATTAGTAATAACCTGAGTATCGTTGTACGACTCATAAAAGCCGTCGCCATAAAACTCTGGCAACGGGAGTAGCTCAACCTCTTGTTTGTCCGCCATCAGATAATCGTCAGTAGTTATATTGCATTCGCCGATCGGGAAGTGATAGCCAATCTTATCGTCAAATTCAATAATGACTGGGTGCGTAACTGGCCTTAGCTGGTCTTTGCCAGAGCACCCCACGCACTCAATATAATCGAGGTAATCAAATTCAATTGGAGTCCACCCGCCACGCTCATACGTCGCAATGAACTTGTTATACTGGTCAATCGAGGAAAACCTCTTTACACGAGTTTCGTCATCGTCGAAAAGAATCTCCATTTCTACCTCCTAAACTAACCCGTTAGGGTTCGCGAATTCTCCACCAGTCTCTGGCGTTAAACCTCGGACGCCGCCAGTTGTCATTGCACCGTCTTGGCTCGTCATATCCAAAGTCTCTGGACCGCCTGGGTTCATAGTCATATCGGCACTGATGTCTTGGTAATCAACTGCTGCCTCACGTCCCCCACTAAGGCCAGAGATAACATCATCAATCGTATCAGAGTCTTGGGTTTGCATAATATTCTCTACCTCATAAGGGACAGAGTTCTGTTCGTAGGCTTGCTGATTCTGCTGAAGAGCCATAGCATCGTTCTGGGCCTGTTGCTGAGCAAGAGCAAGCTCTTCTTTGCTTGGGCCTTGTTCACGGACGAAATGCTGCGCTACTTTGCGTGGCATAGAACCAAGCAATGCTTGCTCCATCAAGTAGGCTACACCATCCTTGGTCAACTGCTGGCCAACGGTGCCCAATAGCTGAAGAGCATTAGCTGCAATCGTCTTCTCCTGAACTTTCTTTGCGAGAGCTGGCTTGACGTTAACAATAGCGTCGAGAGCCATAGCCTGAATAGAGATTGAGCGACTGTCGCCGTAATCGGATACTGGGAACTCTTGACGAGGAGAGTAGGCTACACGGTTGGCGATACACTGACGAGCAATATCTGCATAGAGCTGCATAATTGCGTTCTGGTGCGTTGAGAGGCCCTGTGCAACGGCTCCGAGTGCCATACCAGACTCAGCGGCGCTTGCACGGTCTCCCATGGCTTGTAGCGCATCAAATTGGTCGTAGGCGTGGAGTAATTGCTGGATGCGATTCTCACGGAAGGCAATCTCGCTGTCAATTGGCTCATAGGAATACTGGAAGTTGATCGAGTTAATGTCGCCCTGAATATCATCGAGGACAACACCCATGATGTTGAGGACGCCCCGTAAGGAAGTAGCATCTGCGCCATTCGTTTCTATGCGTAGCACCGACAATATCTTACTCACATGCTCACGCTTAGCTCGCCATGCGCATAGCTCATCATGGGTGTCCAAAAGTGAAAAGACAGGCGACCACGGATGTGGGAACTTGTCCATATTCTCCTGTTCTTCGAACTGGAATTTGAGAGGACAATCTAGGTGAAAATCATCTAAACGAGTCTTTTGTTCGCCAGTAACTGGGTTCGTAATCGTGAACGCAATCTTGCGGCGGAAAGCCTTACGGTTAGCCGAGATAACATAACGGCGGTTGATAATCTTAAACTCTACTTTACGGTCGAGGTCATAGATAACGGTCAATTCAACGTCGTCGCCGTTATAGTGTGAATTAGTGCGAGCCTTGGCGTCATTAGCATAAGTGCGGTACCAGTTGAGATTATAGCAAGTGCGCAAGTCGTGGTCATACTCGTCAAACATATTGAGGCCACCAGATAATTGAGTCGAAGTGGCAAGGCGGTTCATATCCTCGACATAAATATCTAAACCATTAAGCGTACGAATCTTATGGTTGCTGTATTTAGCTGTCTTGTCGATACCCCAATATTTTTTACCTTTATTATCGGTTTGTTCAACCGTAATGCTACGATCTGGAGCCTTAATGTTGAGGTTTATCTCCTCATCATCGTCTTCGGTGAGCATTTTCTTGAGAACACGCCAGCTAATCATAGTGGAGTAGCCACGAAAGCGCTCGAGACCGAGAGAAGAATACTTGGTGTCGAACCAGATATTCTTTGGGTTCACACGAAGAACTTTGTTTTTGTCTGATACTGGGTCATATTTAATAATGACTGCAGCGACGCCAGCCCAGGTAAGGTCACGAGAGAAGGTTGGAGAAAGGACATTCAGCTTGTTCTGGATATAATCCTGCTGACACTTAGCCGCAAGCAAATCTTCGGTGTCAGGCTCAATCATCATATACGGGTCATTGATCTGATACTCATAAGCGTCGACGCCACTAGCCATCTGGTTAGCACGGTTGTCTGCAGCCTTTTTAAGAGCGAACGAAGTACCTTCTGGAACGCATTTACACTGCTCTTCGTATTTACCTTGGTCTGCCTTTGATACCTTGCTCAGGTTAGTTTTAAGCTCTTCCTGATAAAGGTTCCTACAAGGTTTGCCGAGTTTTGCCAGACTAGCCCTCCAGAGCCAGTAGTGATAGGAGGTTCTGGCGAAATCCGATTCTTCAATCCATTGAATTGGGTAGTTGAACGGATCGTTAAAGTCAATATAATCGTACGAATTCATACTTTCATTTTACAACATAGTATCGGGGAAACAAAAAAGAACGCCTAAACCAGGATAAAAGGCGTTCTTTTTGTATATTATACGCTACTTACGTCGCTTGCTCAACTCGTTTTTGATGAACTCTTCAGCTTTAGCGACTGACGGATGGCCAGCGATACCACGGCTCTTATATAGTGCGTCCTGACGAATAACATCATAAGCCTGTTTGAGGTCGGTAATGTTCTCTCCGACTGGAATATACTCGACGGTAGGAGCTGCACTAGCCTCTGGCGTAGAACCACTCTGTTTTGCTGGAACGGTCTGAGCCTTAAGGTCGAGGTAGCGGCGAACCATTACATCGTTGATATTTCCGTTCTCGTCCATTGGTGAGATGTTGAACGAAGCCATTTCTTTGAGCAAGTCGCCACCAGCGATTTCCTTGGCGATAGGAGCATATTTCTCTTCGTTCGCTAACGACTTGAAATATTCCTTTGCTAAGAACTCTTGCGCTGTGATCGAGCCTGCTGGAGCCTGATAGACTGGCTTAGCTGGCTGTTCTACACGAGCAGGTTCCTCCGTCTTCTGCTCTGGTTGCTGAGCTGGGGCTGGATTAGAAATCTTATTCTTTACCCCCTCGAAGCCACCGTTGTTGTCAAAGAATTTGCGCATGTTAGCAAGGTCTTCATCTGTAAAACCATGCATGTCTGGCGCTTTTGGCGCTTCGGTGTTCGCAGTTTCGTTAGTATTAGGCGTTGCTACACTCTCTGCAGGAGCAGCGGGCGCTTCATTAGGCGTATCTGCCATAGAAGTATCCTTTCTTGTTAATTGTGATTACATTATACATGCTTTTCAGCATTTCTGCTACGCAATGCTTTGAGCACCCCATAGACAATCTCTAGATTAGCTCTAGACATATAAATAAGTTCTGGGGAGTTCTCTTCCGAAGCATTAATATAAGACATACGAATTCTGCCTACCTCTTCGGTCAAAAACTCGATGATGTCATCATCCGTATTCTTCATAATGTCATCGATTATATTAATCTTGCTCATCTTTTATAAAAGTCCCATTCTCCGTCTTTCCAGAACGGTTCATAATAACTGTATAGGCCTCCTCAAGAGCGCCCATTGGATCAATCTCAAGAATATCCGCTAAGATAATCACGGTTACGAGAGTATCACCGATAGCGTCAAGCAGCTCATCAGAGTCGTAGCGATTACGAGTAATCTCGTGCGCAATCTCGCCAACCTCTTCTATTACCTTATTTAACTGCGCCTTGGCGTCGTTCAGACCTTTATCTCTCCCCCACTGCGCTACACTCTCTACTAATGTGTTATAGCCGCCTGACATTATTCATCTCCTTCTATCTTTTTAACCCTTGGCGGGTCGAAATTATAATCCAATTCATACGCACCACCCTTGGTTATCCAAGTAACCTTTTCAGTTGGTCTTGTAAAAAGTAGTTGCTTAGCAAGTTCGAGTAAATCATCATTATCTACGGTTATGATGTTCTCGTCATCATTCATTCTTCCTCTTTCTCTGGAACAATCTTGACAAGAAGACCCATAGTATCAGATGCTAGGCTAACGCTCTTTGTCTTACGCCACTCTTCAACGTTCTTGCGAATTTGCTGACCAATGGCAATATCCTCCCTGAGCTTTTCATTGACTGCAGCTATTTCTGCGCTAGTTTTAATTGCTTCGTCCATATACCCTCCTTTTCCTCCATCATAGCATGGAAAAAGGACGCCCATCAAGAGCGCCCTAAGTGATTAGATAAGAAGCCGTATTGCGCCATTATAGCCATGGCAAACTCTGCGTTTGGAGCATGAAGCTGCAGCCAAGCAAGAGCCTGAAACAGACTCATGTCTTGGTCTGTCTGCTTATATAAATCCCATAGCATTTTGGCCTCGGTCTCATCTAATGGTGGCATTGGTTCGATTGATGCGTGTAATTCTTGATGCACCACGATTGGTATCTCGTAGATGAATGATCTACGGAGCAACAGCTTATAGCCTCTATCCCAAGTGCGGCGAGTCCAAAGCAAATGATGTGAATCATATCCACTTGGGGTTCTACGCCTTAGTTTCTTCTTCTTTCGGCTCATTACGAACACCCCCCTGAACGTCTATACTGAGCGGGCCAAATAAAGCACATCGCTCGACAATGGTTCCAAGGTTATGCAACTCTACGTCGCCATATACCCATGTCTCACCGAAGACGGCAGTCAGATTGACTTTATACTGCTCGATGAGTTTCCACAGCGTGAGCGAATCTATGTCGCCAGCAATCTTAATAAAAAAAGACCGCTTCGCCATTCTAACCACCTCCTCTCTAAAGAACTGCGAAAACGCCTACCTACATTATAGCAAAAAGGTCGCCTGCGGGATGGAAACTGTGGCGACCTTCTTTTATTTTACTCTGTAGGAGTAGTATTAGCGGCAATTGTATCAAGAACACCTTTGGCTACGTCTTGTTTGCCCTGGATAGCAGAGCCGTTCGTATTAATAGCGGCCTTGACGTCATCTACTGCAGTCTTGGTGTTATCGACAGAAGTCTTAATCTGACCGAGAGCGGTCTTCACGTCACCGAGCAAAGTCTTGATGTCGCCAAGAAGAGACTCAACCTGGTCAGTCTGGCTGATAATAGTCTGCTCATTAGCGTTAGAAGCGATATCGGCCTCAGTGCGCATAGAGTCTTTATCTTGCTGGGAGTAGTTGTTGTATTGCTTGTATGTATCTGGCATAGTAATCCTTTGTTAATCTAATTTAATTATACTTTACGACCGTCTATCCTATCCAATTCTTCCTGTAAAATCTTGGCAGCATCTTTGTTGTCTAGGACTGGGAAGTCGCTTGGCTCGTATCTATGGTCGCACTTCATAACCTCGCACCCTAGAATCTGTGCCTCTATCGCACAACGTCCAATGCAATAGCATTTCTTATAAGGAGCGATGAACTTGAGTAATTTTTCTCTCTCTAAATCTTCAGGAGGATAGTCCACTCCGTCTGGCACATATTTAGCTAAGTCGGCGTCCTTGAACTTCCACCTATTGCCCGAATAGCAGGCATCCTTCGTCTTCTTCGTCTTAAACTGCTCCACATATTCGACATCGACAGAGAGTGGGAGAAAGATAACTTTACGGCTAATTGTCTTCGCCCACTTCTCGACCATGCGATTTGATGTCACTAAAATCTGGTCATCATATTTGCTTAGCCAAGAGTAGTTCCTAGACGGATGAATATTGTGGTGCAAGAACACAATAGCCCTACTGGTAGAGCCGACTCCTCTCATACCAAGCGTATCCCATGGCCTGTCTGTCTTAACATTCGGTATTATATTTTTGACTATCTCTAAAGAATAATAATATGTCCCGTTATTTCGCCCTTTAGATAAACACTTCTGCAAGCTAATATATTGTTTATCAGTAGTATCAATGACATGCCCCTTCATACTCTCATGATAACAAAAAATCCCCCGAAGGGGACTTTTTGCTCACTATCTGGATCAACAATAGGTGAATGGGTCGAACTCGATGATGAGGCCGTATACAGGGAAGGTGATACCCGTACCTACATAGACCGTGTCGATCATACCTACGTAGAGCTTGTCGCAATCGTATGGCTTGATATCGAGGTGGTAACCTTCTTTCTCGAAGGAGTAACCAACACGAGGATCAAGGATTGCTACACGCTGTGCGGAGCCGTCGGAAGACCAGAGTGGATACTGGGTTTCGAGTGTAGCTGCGCCAGAAACTGTGCTGCCGACAGTCATCCATGGGCTGCGCTTCATGACGATGACATCGACGCCAGATAGACCAAGGATTTCCTTGATGCGTGGAGCGATTTCGAAACCAGGAAGTTCCCAAGCCTCGAAGGTGTTGACACGCTGGGTGCTGAAGTTGAGGTTGTAAACAGTCTCAACGCTCTTGATGAGCTCGGTACCGAACTCAGCAGTTACGAATACTACTGGGCGAATGTCAGCGAAGCTATGAGTCAAGTAGTAGACAGCTTCAGGGACAACACAGCGAGCGTTAGCAGTAACCGTACCCTGATCTTCCCAGTAGTGGGTTGGGTGTGCAACTGCGAGTGCTGCATCAACAGTCGTTGCAGGAGCTGCAATCAAACCGTCGATAACTTTGTTCCAGAGGTCAACCTCACGGCCGAACTCGTATGCACGCTTGGAAAGAGCGTATTGCTGAGTGAAGAAAGCAGTATCCCAGAAATCTTTGTTCTTGTCGCACATGCGAACACCGTAAGCGTACTCACAGTCAAAGCGGAAGCGAAGCTGTTCGAAGCTAGGCGTAGTGTTGATACATGGAACTTCACAGTCGAGAACGATGTGGTTGTGGCAGGTATCTTCGCCATTAGCCGCATATTGCAAATCTTTCTTCTGGAACAAACCAAATGGATTCTGATCCTTGCGGATGTTGACGATCAATTCCTGACCGAACTTGAGGTTGCTGAGGAGAGTACCAGCGTCAATCATGCTTTCACCCGTGAAGAACGAGCGAGCAGAGTTGAGTTCCTGCTGGAGTTTTGGCTCATCAATAAGATCACGCTTTACGATTTCACGATATAGAGGGAACTGAATATCGTAATCGAAAACAGTCTCGGTTGATGGCTGGGTTGGTGCGGAGACGACGGTCTGTTCATAGCCGTTGACACCAGGGATAATAGTAGCCATAAAAATTCCTATTAAATTAATATTATTGTTTTCTCACCTACTATACCTACGGCGACTGCTAATCGTCTTAGCCTATAGCTGCCATTCAAATCGGCCTCGACCTTGGCGTTGGCTCTATGAGTTAGCGGCTCATCGGGCGCACCATTCTTAGTCTATCTGATGACTAGGTTATACCTTCATTATAACCACACCATATTATCAAAAAGAAAAAAATCAACAAAAAAACTGCGTAGGATAGTTTGCAGACCTACGCAGAGCGCTTTCATTAGGGGATAAACGCTAAACCAATTCTATTATATCAAATAATCGACCAGCCAGATCTTTTTGTTCCCTCGATTTGGTGCTGGTCGAGAGAGCCAGCATATATCCACAGAGCAGCCACACGGTCATCATGGCACCCCTTCTTCGCCATCATACGAATAGTTCTCGTTCCGTCGCCTTTGTCCTTAATGACCTTGACCATAGTCTTTAGCTCGTCTAGCGTGCTCTCATCATGAATAATAATACTGCCACGGGTAAGCATAGTAGAGAGAGCATCAATCATGAGCTCCTTCGTTGATACAGAGGTGCGAAGACCAGGTATCTTGTCGGCTCGCATCTTTTTATCCTGATAATACCAGTGATAATACCTACGGGCGTTAACTGCGACAATAAAACCGTTAGCTACGTTTATCTCTGGGCAGAGCTCAGCCTTATTGTAGATAGTGCCAATAGAGACCGCCCAGTCAGCATAGTCCTCGTCTGGCAACCCCTTCTCTGCAAATGTAGCGACCTGCTCATTATTCGTCATATCCATCACATGCATGACGAAGTTATCCGTATCTTCAGAGCGAGCAGTAATCGGATCAATCACAATACGATATCTATGCCCATAAATAGGCTGTTTATACATAATAAACGGAGAAACATCAGTCTCATGAGCCTCGACTCTGCCCGTAGCATTATCTGTAAGCATGCGATAGTATTTCCCGACTTTTATATTCTCCTCTTGGGCGTCCAAGACTTCTGGGCTAAACACGGCCCTGTCTGACGTGAGGGCAAGGATATCTTCCAGAGAGGTTGGAAACTCGAATTTCATTTTGCTGGTGCGGAGAGCACGACGATGATACCATCCGATTTTGTTGTTCCACTCTTCCTTCGGAATATCGTACTTTTGCATCTCTGGAATAATGACGTCCTTGTCGTAATCGGTATACTTCTCCTCCGTCATGCCATTGCCATCCCCCTCTCGGCCGTAAACGAGGAACCATGGAATAAATACAAGCTCCATTTCGTCTGGATTATCTATCGCAGCCTTAATCTTATCAAGAAAATAGCTAGAAAGACGGTCAGAAAACGTACCGATATATGCAGTGAAGCTCCAACCGTAAGACGAAATAGCACCAGAGATAGCGTCTTCCACCATATACGGGTTGCGATACTCAGAAGGCTCGTCTGCCAGCCATACCGAAACGGTGCCTGAACGGACGGAGTTGGAGCCAGCCGAGGTGATTTCATAATATCCACCCCTTCTCATGCCGCAGACGTCCTTATATTTAAGCAGCGTCGATGTCCCCATCGTGTCTCTCTCTATTGTCGGGAAAATATCTGGATGAACATTAGAGATAATAGGGGCAAGCTTCTGCTTAAAGAACTTAGCTGCAGCTGTAGCTTGGTGCATCGTCGTAACGACGTTAAGGTTCTCCATACCTGAAACATACGCCACAATATAGTTAGAGATAGCGGTAAGCAAAGTCGATTTGCCGAACTGGCGAGGGCCACAAATAACGCATTCCTTATGCTCAGTAGCCCTCGTTTCTTTATCAACATAGCCGAGGATAGTTCGGGCAATCAATTCCTGCCCTCTATTCATGATTGGATGGACAAATTGACGAGTATCACGGTCTTGAAGAACCATACAGTTCTCGAAAAAGTATTTAAACCCGTCAAAATCCCCAGATAGCGCCTTGCGTATCTGTTCTGGAGTAAGGTCTTCTACGGTAGGATACTCGTTTTCGACTATCTTTCCCATATTACCCCTTTAAAATATCCTGGAGGACCTCTCTCTTCTCCCGCTCTTTTTTCTCCTCCTCTGTTTCTTGAGGAGTAAAGATGTTATTTCCCTTGAGCGAAGCATTCAACTTAGCTATGCTCTCGGTAACGGCTCGTATCATCTCTGAATCCTTGCCGTCCATCTCTTTGATAAGGTCGTCGAGCTTGTCTAATAGGTGGATATTCACATCTTCAATAGAGGCGTGCTTTTTCGTCTGGACTTCTATGACCTCTCCGTCCATTAGCCCTGCAACTCCCTGCGTCTATTCTGACTAGCACGATGAATGTCCTCGCCCAAGCGTGGAGCAGCCATCTGCACCTCTGTCAAAAGCGGTAGTGCCATACGCTCATGTTCGGAAATCTCCTGGGGATTTTTAGCTCCTTGGATACCCTTGATTTCCGCTTCTAGGCGCTTGAGAGTCTTCTTCAAATAATCAAAGTTTTCCACAGGCTACTCCTACAAACCAGCGCCGCTCTCAGAGTTGGTAACACGAGACTCGCCAGTACCAATAGTGTCGCCCTCATCAGCAACAGTCTTCTTCATGCGGCGTGGACGCTCAGAGTTAGTGCCGCCCTCATCGATGACCGCAGTGATACCACGAGTCTTCTCTTCGACGAAATCACGACCAGCCATTTCACGATAATGGTCACGAATCGCTTTCTTCAAGAGCTCTTTCTCGTAAGAAGTATAGATAGTAACATACTTCGACCCCTGTTTGATGAGGCCAGAGTGACGACGCCCTGGGTTCTTCTTCATGAAGTCAAGAACCTCTTCCTTCGTAGCGGTGCGCACGAGAGGAATGCGGAAGTTGTGCGCTTCCTCAATCCAGTCAATACGGCTGACGAGCCATTGTGTATCGACTACTGCGTTATCCCTTGTGTCAGAGTTAATAAGTTTTACTGCTTCTTCTACCGTGATGAAGCCGTTTGGCAATGTTTTATTGTCCATTGTCGCCTCCTTTTATCTACCCTAACAATAACACAAATCACAAAATCAAGCAAAATGACCAATAATCAGCTCGAGATCGACATTATTTTTGATGGCTTTGCCGTTAGCTAGGTCTGTCCATCTACACATATTGTTGTCGTAACCAATCACAACCGCCCACCGAGAGGCCGTCTTTAAGTGCTCCCTGAGCATATCAATCTCTGGGAACTGCGGAAGAGTATTCAGTTTGGAGAGAGACTTCTCCTTCCCCTTCACGATAGGAATAGTCAGGAAGTCACGATAGCCGTACCTCTCTAGTCTAGTCCTCACTAGATTGTCACTACTGCCGCACTGGCACGCTACTACTGCTATCATGCCAACCTCTTTCCTGTTTTCAAGTCATAATTAGCGAGCACGTCACCCTTATCGTCATACTCGATATAGTATGCAAACTGGCCATTCTTCTTGGCGATGGCAACGAGGTATCTTGCTAAGTTTGTGTTTGGTTTAGATTGCGCCAGCCCACGGATGGCGCCGTCGCCTTTATAAATCTTCGGTAACTCTTCTCCTGGGAACATGATTTTGAAAGCAGACTCTGCCTTCTCTTTCATCCCCGAACAAGTACAAACAGCGATTATCTTCATACTAATATGATACATTAATAGCCTGAATAAAGCACCAAACTAGAAAAAGAAAAGCGCCACCCATAATAATGAGTGACACTAATATCTCAAGATCGGTTTTTTCTTCAGGGGTAAGTCTACGTTTATTACGTTTACTCATCAACTAAATCAATTTCCTTATCTCCGCCAAAACCTCTTTAGCATTTCCAGGATATACAATATAGGCAAAGTAGCCTCGGTCGTTCAGCTGTTGATTCCACTCCTTCTGAAGTGGCTGGAATTTGGCAGTTTTACTTGCTTTGAACTCTATGAATATAACCAGGCTCTCAGGTAATAAAACAATCGTATCTGGGAAGCCTTTTACAGTCGTGGAGTCCTGCTTATATTGTAGCACTGTACACTTCATCTTCCGCAATTCCTTGCAGAAATCCTTCTTCAATTTGCCTTCAGGCGTCATTCTCTTCTTCTCCTTTGTATTTTTTACAATAGTATATTAACTCACATTTCTCAAAGTCCCAATAGGCATCCCTCGAGACCTGAATTTTCGTCTCGTCCAATTCGTCGGCAATGTCCATCAGACGACTGTGCACCCATATAGCCTGAGCTGGGGTTATCATATCACAAATGTCAGCCAGAGCGATAATGCTCTGTGGGGTAGGCATGACCTGAGTATGTCCGCTCCACAAATCACCACGCCATTTATATATGTCGGTGTGGAGACGCAAGCACCGTGTGAGCACATATTGAGCAAACCTCTCTCTGTTCTTCCGTATATCCTGCTCCACCCAAAACCCCATGTCGTCAGTATAAAAGCCATCAGGGGCTTGGTCGGAGGGAGACCGTTCATGCTCCCTCCTGTCGATAATATAGTCAGCTATATTCATTTATAGCCCCAATATCTGCTGGATAGCCTGCTCGTCGACGTCAATCTCGGTGCCCTGCATCTCGTGCACCTCTGCGCCATTCTTAATCTCTTCGGCCATCTTCTCTTCGTTCTCTAGCAAACTAATCACGCTCTGGGCATAGTGGTGAGCACCATGCTTGTCCCAGTCCGTAATCGTCTCTTCAATGGTAAGCGATGTGCCAGGCACAACCTGCGTGCGAATGAACGGAGTCATATCCTTCTGCCCAGTCACGACATGATAGCGGATGCGCTCACCGTTGACCATCCTGCGTACGTCCTCTTGGTCGCCGTAAATCTTCAGCTTCTCACGCATAACATTCGAGGCCTCATAGCGTAGACCCAACTCCTGGCACCAGAGTTTATAGTCCTCCCAAACAGTCTGCGGCTTATCATATCCGCCGAAATGCTTGAAGAATAGAGTGAGATAGGTGGACACAGAGTCGAGCTCCTCAGCGATGCTGCGCTGATTCTTCTTGAGCGTCTTACTAAATGTCATTTCCTTATCTTTGTAATAGGTAGCAAACCCCAAGAGAATCGGTAGCAAGTTGGAGTAAAAGTAGCTATTATAAGTCTCCTTCTCAAAGTTGCGGCCATTATTATCAAACTTGGACAGGTCATTATTAAACATAAGAATGAGCGAGCGACGCATGAGTGCCTCAGTCGCACTGCCAGTCCACTCTGGAATCTTATTCATCGGGAAATAGCTCATAAAGTTGGTCGATACCAACTGTGGAGCCTGGCTATACATCACGTTAAGAGTAATCGGCTCGTGTGCCGCAATGCTCTTGAAAAAGCTCTGGCTCTGGAGCAGCTCCTTCCCCTTGCCCTCGTCCTCTTCGTCTGGCGCATTGAGCATAGTGGTCAGCAGCGTCATATTCTGATGTGGGTCCTGAAGAGAGGCCAGCTTAACGCTTGATGTGTTATTGCGGCCAAACATCGTGTGGAGCATCTTAATATATGAACTCTTGCCGTTGCGAGTGCGCCCAATAAGGATAAACGCCCCCTTCGGCTTATTGGCCATGAAATTGCAGGCAGTCGCCTTCAATAGGTCATTCAGCGTGTCGACGTCGTAATTGGCCCATGTCCAAAACGGTGCGAGCCACGGGTCCTCAATATTCACCCACTCATTAGGATCGCTCGGGTCAATCAGCCCATCGTGTGCCTCGAGATACTCCACGACCTTCTTAATCATAGAGTTAACGAGCGTCACGTCGTTAATATTAATCCTCAGCTCATCTTTGGGATGCGAGTCAAAGAGACGGCGCATGCACCCCTGTGGGGTCTGGTATAGCAGCCTTGTCTCCTCCATGTCCCAGTATGCATCGTGTCCCACCTGTATATACCTCCCGTTTATGTCCTCAATCGAGTTAGATACGTCTAGGCATAGTGTATCATATGTGCTCTCCACTTTGCGAGCCGTGGCTGTGCGATACAGCTGCTTATACACATTCCGCACCAGCGTGAGCCCCTCTAGCTTGGTCAGCGGTCTGTAAATCTCGTCCCTGCTAATGGCGTCTGGGCTCGGCCGATAGTAAATCTGCCCAGTCTCTCCGACACTCAGCACCCTCACAAACTCAAATGCTTTATATAGTGTCTCCAGCACACGATTCTGCCTGCGCTCATCTGTGGATAGCTTCCCCTCCTCCGCAATGCGTATCTGCTGGTCCTCTGATAGCATAGTGGGGTCAAGAGGGGTGACGGGTGTAGCCTGAATCGTTAACCCAGTGTAAGCGTCCATCTTAACGCTCCAACTCTCTTCTTAGCCTTGCTACTTCCTGCTCTAACACACGAGCAATCTCCTCTGGATCGTCGTTGGTCACATCCAAAAACGTCTTGCACCACTTGGTGGAGCCAGAGTATGGGTGATACATAAACTCGTAATACCACCGCTCGTCGTCGATATTTAATATATTGATATTATGTCTGGCCAGCCTCGCTCGCCAGGAAAGACTCTCGTCCATACAACCTCCTAATTGTTAATCTACCCTTATTATACATAGTGGGTGGGGGTATTGGTAGTCTTGACATGCTTGGTGGATTGTGGTGTTGCTGGTATGTGGGCGTGCGTGGACAAGTAAATTTACTGTTGTGGACTTTACAACATTATCGGCCCACAAAACGCCCAAAGACGCCCACAAATTTCGCAAATTGCCCACAAAGTTTTCCACAGTTTTATGGTCAAAACATAAAAACGCCCAAAAATCTACGGCCAATTTCCATTTTCGCTGGGCTTTTGGCTGTTATGGCTGGGTTGTTTCAGGCGAAATCGGGCTGTTTCGGCGTTATAGTGGGATATGTGCTGGGCCGCTTGTGGGCACAACAGGGGTGAAAAAGGCCCAATATAAACATAAGCCAAGCGTTTTTTAAGCTTATCCTGTTTGAGCGAAAATCGCTACCCCTGTTAGCTGGAAGCAGAGGTTTGGGCATAGAAATATATAATGGGTATCACCCCCAAAACATCCCCCAGCACAGCTGGTGGCATACCAGATATGCTGTGGGGGAGTCTGCCCTATGCAAAATAATGTTGCAAAATTTTTATATTATTTTATAATATTTTACACTTTAAAACCTAGAACAATAGGCCGCAAAAAAGATCTAAAACTTATTTTTGCATTTTTATTTTAGCAAAACCCATTACGCTAATGCTTTACTATATCACGCCATTATCACGCCAAAAATGGCGCAAAAGTTTTGCACAGGTAGTGTTGTAAAAACTACAACATTTTTTTTATATATGCCGTCTGATATATGCTATACTTGATATATAGAGTTATACTTTTATAGACTCTATATAGCACTTTACAACAATAATAACTTTAAACGGGGTATATATATAACAACATAAAATAACAAAAAAGTCCAAAAAAACTAAAAAACTAAAAAACTTATAATAATAAAATCATAATAATATGAAGGGATTTTTTATGGATAAAAAAGAATTTAACCAAATTGCACTACAAAATAACTATGTTTTAACGGCAAGTGAAACAATTACGCCAAAAAATAAAGTTCTAAAATTGCCATATGCCACGGCAAAATACTTGCAAGATAACGGTTTTGCAATTTTTAGCACATACTACTCATATAATAAAAATGCTACACTATATAACGCCGTCATGGCGATTCTAAAAAGTGATAAACAAATCACCATAACAGATGGCGAAACAAAAATGCATGAAACACTACAGGACAGGTGGGAACGCTTGCACAAATAGCATATAGCACCACCAAAAATCGCCCGATAAAAAGGGCGATTTTTTGATGCAGCGAGAAAAAAGAAAAGAAAAGAAAAAGAAAAAAAATAGTGGGAAATCACTATCATATATAAAAGGGGGCGGGCGCAAGAATATAGCGCCAGAGAATAATAACGCTAATTTTTGAATGGGATGTGAAATGCGAAATGCAAAAGATAAAAAACAAATGCAAGAACGCTTGCTAAAAGCGGTGAGTGATGCGAAAAATAGAGAGCATTTGTGGGAAACAGACACTCAAAGAATGGTGAGAAAAGCAAAAGAATATGCGGCTGAAAACAATATTGCGAACACGGTTAGAGATGCAAGCGAAGAAATACGCTTTAATTCTATCAGAGTGAAACAAAAAGATGTAGAAGAAGAACCAGACACGGAAACAAAAGAAGAGATTTGCGTGCTGTTATTTGCAGATAATGAAATCATAATCTGTAAAGAAAAAGTGAAGGGCGAAAAATATTTGAAGAAAAATGGGCACACTATAAATTTGCAGAGAATTGCGATAACAGATATGCCAGACGAAATAAAGCAAGACGGCGTGAAACAAAATGCAGACGAATTGGCACGCCAAATTATAGAGTTTGGCAGGACGGTGAAAATCTATAAAGTATTAGGAGAAGAAGAATAAATGGAAAATAAGAGATATATGCGCTATAAATCAGCCATGAAAATTTTAGATGCATACGACGAATTTAGAAAAGTATTTACGGAAGTAACAGGTGTGCTGGTAGAATGCGAACAAATATCCACAAAATTAGGTGAATTAGCAAAAGAAATTGGAGATACAGGCAAAAAATTGAATGATACTTTATTTGATTATGTAGAAGAAGTAGAAGAATAAAAAAGATCGCCAGAGAAAAACTCTGGTGATTTTTTGATGGGAAAAGAAAAGCCCGCAAAAGAAAAAGGGAAAATCACTATCATTCTTTTGTGGGGTGGGGCGAGAGAGAGCGTCGGCGAGAGCGGGCGCAATTTTGGAAACGGTGTGAAAAATGAAATTTTAAAAAGGAGAGACAATTATGAAAGATAAGGTAAAAAATTGGTATATGATGAACCACGCATATGATGAAATGGCGTGGGAAATGAACAAAAATACCACCTTTGAAAAATTGTGGGAAGGCTTGAAAGCTCATAAAGATGTATATCGCATGCTCGGTGTGTGTGATTCGTGGATAAGAGAGTTAGTTTTTCATGAATTAGCACGCAGGTTAAATGTGAAATATGAAAAAGTATATAACACTTGGTTAGGAGATAAATAAAATGAACCCATATGAAATGGAATATTTGCAAACTATGGCAAAGATGAACGATAAACAAAAAGAAGATTTTAAGGAGGCAAAAGAATGGCTGAATAAAAACTGGCAAAAATATACAAGCGACGATTTTTTAGATGTGTATGAATTTGTAGAAGGTGGAGACGAGAAGCGTGAGATATACAGAAACGACACCGTTCATATTATGTATGCAGATGAATATACATATTTCGAAATACTATTAAACGAAGGAAAGGAGGAATAAGATGAACATCACGCCAATGCCGATGAAAAATCGCAAACAGAAATTAAATGAATGGTAAAAAAAGATCGAAAAAATAATAAATAAGGAGAAATAATTTATGCTATATTACACTAAAGAAAATGAAACTTTTGAAAACATTACGTGCTTGAAGCCGACGATTTGTAAAAGTTGCCGTGCAGATGGTGATAGTATGATTGGTCATTGCGAAGAATGTTTGAAAAACCAAGCATGGAATAAAGAATATGTGGAAACACATCTATTTGAGTGCGACCCATATTTTAGGCCATATCATAGCGGTGGTAAGCATTCTAATTTTAAATGCACGCCATATCGTATGCCAGGCGAAAAACCATATCTATACTATGGAATTGAAATTGAAATTGAGTTTGACAGAGACTATCTAAAAGTATTCTACGAAGATGAAGATGGATATGAAGATGAAGACGAGCCAAGCAACGACACCGAAACAATGTTGAGCAAATTCACAGAGATTACTGGTGGTATGTTCGTATATGAAAAAGATGGCAGTCTAGAAAATGGCATTGAGTTCATTAGTAGGCCAATGAGCTATGCAAAATGGGTAGATAAAGATACGGTAGAAAAATTAAAGGCAGGCCTAGAATATTTAAAGAAAGAATGGGGAGCATTTGAAAATCAGCCAAACTCGAATGGTATGCATATTCATATCAGCAAGAAATTCTTTGACTATGGAGATTTAAAGAGAACAGATAGGAATGACGCATATAGAGATATGGACTGGCTATTTCAGTATTTTCAGGAGGAGTTGGAGAAAATTGGTGGTCGAAAATACACTGGCTTTTGTGATAGTAAGGTAAATAAAATTAAGCGTGAGTATGGCATTGGCACGCAATGTAATCGTGATAGTAGGTGGAATGTAGAATTGGAGATTAAGGGTAAGATGAAGAAGGGCGGACGCATGGCAGAAGAGGACCATTATAGCGCCGTAACATTGAGCGGAAAAACAATTGAAGGTCGAATCTTTAATTCAACGACAGACTATAAGCATGTATTGGCAAACATTGAGCTCATGAGAAACTTTGCACATGCAGTCCGTGATGCAGAAATCACTGGTAAAACTTTGAATGATATTTTGCACACGAAAGATAATCAATATCTCGATGGCGTATTGGATGAAGTAAAGAAGAATCTATATAAGAATAGCAAAGAGAAGTTTAGTCTCGAGCGTGTAGCAGAAGATGAAATGGAAATTAAATAATAGAAAGGAGGCAGACATATGTGTGTAATTGCATTCAGCCCAAAAGGCGTGGACGCACCAACGGAAGAGAAAATCAGACAGATGTTCAGAGCAAATCCAGATGGAGCAGGGTATGCATATGAGCAGGGTAATAAAGTGAAATACAAAAAGGGCTTCATGAATGTGGAGGATTTGATTAAAGAATTGCAGCCACTAAAACAATGGAAAAATAAAAACATGGCGATCCATTTTAGAATTGGAACAGCAGGGGAAAATGATGAGCACACTTGTCATCCATTTAAAATCAGTAGCAACTATGGCGATTTAAGAAAGACGGAAGGTGAAGGCCCAGTATTATTCCACAATGGAATTCTAGCTAATGGTGGAATCGTAGATGAGAATAGTAGTGACACGCAGGATTTTGTAGTAGCATTTGCGCCACTGCTAGAAAAATATAATAAGAGTAAAGTTCGTGACCAATGGTTTGAAAAGATTATCGCTGGTAATCGCATGCTAATTATGTATGGCAAAAATAAAATTAAGATGTATGGCGAATGGAAAAAGGACGGCGATTTATTCGTGAGTAATTTAACATATAAAACATACGCATACGGATACGGCACATACTGCCCATACGGCTATCACTACGGATACATTGACGAAGACGAAGGCGAAGATGATTACAAAGAAGATATAACTGGGGAATGGGAAAGGTATTGGGCGAAGAGAGAAGAGCAGAAGAAAAGAGATAAACAATTGGCAGAGAAACTTTTTGCAGAGCTGAAAAAGAACCAGTATATCTATGTATCAGACTATGAGATGGACACTCTGCTAGAACACGCAGACGAATACTCATATAACATTGTGCAAATTAAAGGCATTAAATATGGGTATAGTTATGAGGCAGGATGTGTTTGGAGCGAAGAGGCAATGTATTAAAAGGAGAAAGATATGGAAGAAAGAGAAGAGATAGAAGAGAAACTAGAAGAACTAACTCAAGTATACGGGGTAGGCCAAGTGTTATGGGCACTGGCAAAAACCTTGAGCACCGATAAATTAAAAGAGTTGGTAGAAGATATTGAGTGGTCATTAGGTGTATGAGGCAGGATAAATATGGAACGAACAGGTGCTATAACAGTAGAAACCGAATTTGGAAGTGTGACGTATGAAGAGTTATGCCTACAAAATATGTTCGGTAGAAAGGAATGGAGAATGTCATTTTTCGTGGATAGATTAAAATATAATAAAGAATTGACTTTTGATAAGTTGCAAGAGATATATGCAATACAACCACCATTTGCACTACTTGGATATGGACCATGCACTACACTCTGGGGAGATTTTACTTTGGCAGACGAATGCTATTTGGCAGAGCCAAAGGCTATTGAACGCACATATGAAAAAGCATTCAAAGCATACAAGAACAATAAAATCTTTGGGACAGAATTGGCAATGGTTTTGAACCATAAGATTTGGCAATGGTATGAAAAGAATGAGACAATTGCACGCATATACGATAAATTATGGAAGGAGGTAGACGCCTATGTGATGGAAAACTGGAAGGGTGAAAACCTACAATACTATATCAAAATAACAGATTAAGGAGATGAATGAGCTATAACGTAGAAATACCAGACAGCCTAAAACCTACGCAGGAAATGTATGAGAATGCTAGGGACTTGGATGAAAATTTTTATAAGAAAACATACGCATATATTAAAGAACATGACGCAGGTATTACGCCAAGTGAAATAATAGAGCTGATGGCAGAGATAGTGGCAGAGAGAGTAGCATTAGAAATTGGCTTTGGCCTAACTAAATATGACATCAGAATATTAAGGGGCGTAGCAGAAAGGCATATCACTAGCGTAGTGAATGAAGAATAAAAATCACTATCATGTCTCTCTGTCGGGGCGAGCGTAGGAGGGGAGGCGGCGGGAGCCGTCGGCTCGCTCGGGCGTTTGCGTGAAAAATGAAAAAGGAGAAACATATGGATTTTGAAAAAATAAGTGAAGACATCTTTGATGGGAAAAAGGTAAAGATAAATAAGAACGACGCATTGCGCTATCTGTTCTATACAATTGAGAATTATGCACGAGATGGCAAGAATGAAGACTTTGATGCGACATTCGGCATAACAGTAATTGAGGAACTCGTGGAATATATGCGAGACATAACAGATAAAAACTGGGACAAGGTGAAAATTGAATATCACCCAATGGCGTCAAGTGAAATGATAATTATGGAAGGAGAATAATATGAAGAAGATTAATGTAAAGATTGTAAGCCAGCTCGAAGAAGAAATTGAAAGTTTAGGAGCAACAAGCACGCAAGCACGGGTAATTGGTGGAGCAGTGCGTGGTGTAATCGGCGACGTAATTAATGAAAGGAAAGGAGATACAATTCGGTTCATGACCAATGGGAATAAATATAAACTAACACTAGAAAAGGAGAATTAAATATGGAAATCACGGAAGGAACTAGGCGCAGACTACTAGCGTATTTGTATAAAGAGTATGAAAAAGATACTACATGCGTAGAGGTCAATGAGCTACTAGATATTTTAGAAGGGAAGAATAAAGAAGAGGAAGGAGAAGAATAGTATGGCTAATATAGCAGACTGTGCTGTTGCAATTGCAATAGAAGATTTGCCAAAACTTAATGGCGCAATTAAAAAGGTGGACGTCCCGCAATCTAAGTGGGAGAAATATCAGACAGTAGTTCGTAGCTACTATGAAGATTCTAAGACTGGAAGAAAATGTGTATTGTTCTGCAAGAATGGCTATGATGAAACTATCTATCGCTTGCGAGAGAATGGAAAAGTAATCGCAGAGACGACGGATGGAAATTATACGCCGATCAAAGATAAGCTAGAAGAACTTGGCATGGCAAAGAACTGGTCGAAAGAGAAGATTCTAGAAGACAAGTTCATTAGCAATGGCTACGAGGTGGACTGGCTGAAACTAGACAGCTATTCATATGACATGACCCCATGGGTGATGGAGCATGGCGACCATATCACGCTCTACTTTGGTGGCAGGTGGAATTTCCCAGAAAAGCTGGAGAATAAACTAAATGAATACGGAGTAAGGTGGCAGGGTGCAGCATGTGATGGCAGCATGGACTGGGAAGTAGATGACCTTGGAAATTCTGATTTTGGTCTACGAGTGGCAAAAGATAATGTCTCTGGTGACGACGGTGAATCTTATTGCGATTATTATGTAGAAGATACAAGTAAATAGAAAGGAGAATTATGCTAGAAGATAATATCAAAATCATTGGGACGAAGGGGGAGTATAAAGACTTCCCATATCGCAAAGAGTTGTATCTGTATGGCAAGTGCGTGTATGTTGACGACTTTGCAGAAGATATTAGCCCCGCAGATTTAATTGTGGAATTCGGGAACGCACTGCTTGAAGCAGTAGGTGGCGTAAAAGAAGAAAAGAAAGGAGAATAATATGAAGACTATCTATGTAGTGGAATGGCAAAACGAAGCGGCCTATGCATTTCGTCGTAGGGCGGACGCTGTCCGTCAGATAGAAGAAATTACTGGGAAGGCAGAAGACGAATGGAGCTATGACAATGGCGACTATGACGACTACGGAAATATGGCCTATCTATTAGAAGCTGATTTAATGGACGATGGTGCAGAATTGGAAGGCTAGCATGGACGATTTTGTAGAAGAAGTAATTGAACGCTATGACGAATATCTAATGGCGTCAGAAGGACGTGGTATAAGTTATGGCGAGATAGCGCATATAAATGGACTAGGAAAGGAGGAACTTAACGCCTTATACGAAAAAGCAAATGAATATTTAAAAAAGGAAGAGGACAAAGAAGAGTATGAGTAAACATGTATACATAGTGCTCGACGTATGGCATGCCGACATAGAAGGTGGTGCAACCGTATGCGGAGTATATAAGTATCGTGTAGACGCAGAAAAGGCCGTGCAGGAACGCAAGAAAGAAGTAATAGATGATATGTGCTTGAAGTATGACCATGAAGAATGGTCGAACGGAGAATTCTATGGCTACAACGATAACAACAACGACTTTACGGAGTTGCGTATAGATTATCAACAGATAAAGGAGGAAGAATGAAGAAGAAAGTTTATATACGACCCATCGGAGATGGCAACAGCATAGTCTATTATGAGGATAAAGATGGCTACGAGGTGCAGTTAGATACACCAAAGTTCGAAGAATATGGTGAGGCTGCGGAATGGTGCGCAGAGAACGGCTACGACTGGGAGGAAGAATGAGATTAGGAGACAGGTACAAAACTAAGCGAGCTAAATACTACATCGCTGGCTATAAAGACGGTTACTTTGATGGCTATCATAAGGCTATTCATAAACTAATTGCACAAGATGAAGCTATTGATGAAGCCGATGAATACACAAAAAATATATCCGACTTTAAGTTAAAGGAGAAAGAAGATGGAAAAGACAATTAAGATTACAATGGATGACGCATACATTGTGTATGATGCAATGGTGCAATATATTGATTATTTAAAAGAAGGAGATAAAGACGAGAAAAGATTAGCAACGAAAGCAAACTCAACATTAAATACAATTTGGCAACAAATAGAAGGGAGAAAATAATATGTTCGCAAATAAAGTAGTAATTACGGAGGAAACAATGAACAAAGCACAAAAGAAATTAACCAATAGGCGCAAAGGGGAGCTACGCTTGCAACGCTTGCGTGAGCTGTCGGAGAGCGGTAAGCTAGCAATGATTAAAAGCCGAGCAGACTTGGCTATGGCGGTAGGTTTTCCATACGACCAACGGTTTAAGGGTGGCTCGCAATGGGTAGTATATAACGTAAAGAAAGGTATAATTAAGGAGCAGTTAGTTGGATATACTAATCATGGAACGGCAGAATATGAGTATCATTTTGTAGAACCAGACACTATTAAGAAGGCGCCAAGAAAGAATGCAAAGAAGACGGTGGAGAAATCTGAAGCAAATACTTTGGCAGACAAAATTCCTACGCCAGTCATTACGGACACGTCAGCGTCGGAAGTTCAGGTATTGGCAAGCCCACAGGTGCTTACTATCTACAAGGGCGAGACAACTATCACGCTCGAAAATGTCGACAAAGATACTGCTGTCGAAATTATTAAATCTATCTTTTAAAGGAGGGATATGCGAATCGTAATGGATACAAAAGATCTGCGTGCAATGTTGAAACACCGCAAAAATTATGAATACTGTAAGGTGGTGGACAGTGGAGACAACACGGACGGCGAAGGGATATGGCATTGCGACGTGTATTTTGGGAATGACATCGAAGCCGTGAAAGAGGGGAATGGCGACGAAGTATATAGTTTTAATAGCATTTATAACGAGAGGAGATACTAATGACGACCGAAGAATTAAAGAACAAGATGAGTGAGCAATATAGGCGAGACAGGGATAGGCTACTGCAAAACCCAAACCCAGGTAATCTATACGAAATTGTGATTAAGTATGAAATTGCACAATGGATGGAAAACTTCTGGGAAAGCAACGCAAAGGAATATCTGGAGATTTTCGAGTTCCTCAAAACGAGAGAGAGGCCACTTGATTATATGTTTGAGGCATACCGTGATGCCGAAGATGATACATGGGGCAGGATTAAGGACACCACATATGACGCTATGAGGTGGAGCAAAGACTATGACTACTAACGAAGAAGATTTGCAAGAAGCCGCCATTGACTTATATGGCGAGCCTACGATATATAATTAGTAGAGAGACGCCTTCAGACGGTCAGGCGTAAAAGAGCGAAGTAGCACCAAACAATGAGTGTTGGCCTTTGACATGTAGAAAAAGTGTTATCACCTTGCTAAACAAAAATAAAAACCTGTTGGGTAGCGTCAGCACTCATAGCCTGCAACCTTCACATTGATAAAAATCAACTATCCACTACTACACATTTTTGCAGGCATAAACCCACCACTGCACATTTGGCCTGCGGTGGTGGGGATAATGACGAAAGGAGAACAGAATGAATAAAGACCTAGAAACTCTAGTGAACAATGCGTTAATTAAAGAGAAAGAATTACAAACTAAAAGTGAAGAGCTAGCGTTAGAAGACAAACGCTTCGCTGAGTATTTGGCCGCTAAAAAACACGCAGACGAAGAGCTCGAAGTGTTGTGGCAGATGGTCAAAGAGTATATGATCGAGAACAATTACAATGAATTCGATAGCGATTTCATTACTCTGAAGCTATCTCCTAGTGGAAAGTATAAGGCGGAAGATATAGACAGCGTGGACGATGCATTGTGCGACATCAAAAAAGTGCTGAACAATAAGAAAGTTAAGTCATTCGTAGAGTTGAACGGCGTCCTGCCTGACGGTGTTGAGTCTACTGGCTATATTTTGAGGAAGACTATCAAATAATGCAGCTATATAACTTTCAGAAGCAGGCAATAGCTGACTTGTTGAATGGCAAACATATTGCTATTCTTTGTACTGGCTCTGGAAAGACTGCTATTAGTATGACTTGGGCGAAGCAGACATGCGAGCAAAAGAATAAGAATAAGGTGCTCGTCATTACGACTGCTTCGAAGAGTCGGACTAATGACTTTCAGGACGATGCTGATACTTGGTGTGGCAAAGAATGGAGAGAAGGGCTAGACCAATTTCAAGTAATATCGTGGCATAAGTTTGCTGCATGGGTCATTGACAACTGGCGAGATGACGGTTGGGTAGTTGTGTTTGATGAGGTAGCGAGAGCTGGCGCAGGTGTTAGCTCTGGAATGGGCAAAGCCTTCTTGCAACTTACATCGTATGACGAAGACTGGGCGGGCTTCACTGCTACGCCAGGGGACACGTGGATTAAGTTCTATCCATACTTTCAGGCATGCGGTCTAGTAAAAAATAAGACGGCGTTCATACGCAAGTATGCAAGAGTGCAGACGTTTAAGGGGTTCCCCGAAATCGTTGGCTACTATAACGAAGACGAGCTCGTTGGATTTTGGAAGCAAATATCGACAGCACCAGACACGAGTCAAATGATGAGAGAGTTGCCACGGGAGACCCATAAGGTAATCACGTTCGGAAAACCAGGGACATATGCAAAGACACTCAAAACTAGAATAGCACCAGACGGAACAATGCTAGATACGAGTGGCGCATTATGTGCAGAGTTGAGGCGTCAATGCCTAACGCCAGAGAAGAGGCAATGGCTATCAGACTTCATTGAAGGCCTAGGCGATAATGTTGTAATGTTCTATAACTTTATTGCGACTGGCGACAAGCTGGAAGAGATAGCGAAGAGAGCGCTCCCGAAGGGCGCAAAGATATGGCGCATAGATGGCGGGCATCATGACATCCCAAGGGCTGAAACAATAGGCAAGCGTGATATTGTATTGTGTCAGTGGCAGAGTGGATCGGAGGCGCTGAACCTGCAATTCATGCACTATTGGGTGAGCGTTGAGTTGTGTTATTCGTATAGCACCGCAATTCAGGCTCGTGGGCGCATTAAACGATTAGGTCAGAAGAAGCCGATGTTTTACTATTATCTGCAAACGGAGCATACTATTGAGCAGGATATAATGAAATGTCTGCGCAATAAAAGCGACTTCGCAGACGATGTTTGGTTAGCAGACCAGGAAGGAGAATAAAATGGGCACAAGAACTACACCGACAGAGCTTTTAAGCAAGCTAGAATTCGCCATCAAGAATAGCAGTAGTGAAGAAGAAAAGGCTATGAGAGAGGCGCAGCTGGCTGGAGCAAAAGCAATGGACACTATATGGCGACGCTATCGCAGGTCATGGATGGACGAGCATAAAGATAGAGTTCGTGAATACAACCGTAAATATTCGAAGAAGCACCAAGGTAAGAATGAAGTGGTGGACTACATGCAGCTTACGGTGGTGGAACGTAATATTATGAAGGATGTTGACAATGTAAAATAGGCACGGTATATTCAGAGTAGGGGGAACAATTACAAAAAGATAATACAATTTGGAAAGGAGTTAGCATGGCTACATGCGTGATGCTCATAGGAAAGAGTGGCTCTGGCAAATCGTCCAGTATGCGCAATTTTTCCCATGACGAGTTGGCGCTTATTAATGTTAATAAGAAGCCGCTACCTTTTAAGGGTTCGTTCGATAGCACCCTTGAGACTACGCAGTATGACCCAATCATGAAAGCTATTGGGCAGACGCAGAAAAAAGCTATCGTCATTGACGACGCTGGTTACTTAATCACTAACCAGTTCATGAGCGGGCATAGAGACAATAAAGGCAATGCCGTTTTTGAACTCTATAACTCGCTAGCAGATAATTTCTATTCGCTTATCAAGTTCTGCTTGGAGCGCGTAGATAAAGACAAGGTCGTCTACTTTGTGATGCATGAGGATAAGAACGACTTCGGCGAGACGAAGCCGAAGACAATCGGCAAACTGCTAGACGAAAAGGTTTGTATCGAGGGGCTATTTACTATCGTGCTTCGTGCAGAATGTGAAGATGGTCAGTATGTCTTCCATACGAAGACTGATGGCCTCGACGTAACAAAGTCGCCTATCGGTATGTTCGAAGATGAAAAGATCGAGAATGACCTCAAAGAGGTGGACAAAAAAATCCGTGAGTATTATGAGCTCGCACCATTAACAAGTAATGTAAAGGAGAAATAAAATATGGCAAATATTGATTGGGATGCCGCACAAGATAAGTACGGCAACAAATACAAAGATTACGCACCAGTAGGTACTTACAAGGTTAAGTGCGTGGACGTCGAGTTTAAGACGACGAGCACTGGCTCTATCGCACAGAAGTTCCAGTTCGAGGAAGACGAGAAATATCAGTATCCTACGGCAGACCACTGGCTATCTTTTAACAATGACCAGTTCCGTGTATGGCACGAGAAGAACTTGCTAGTCCTTCTTGGCGCAACCGAAAGCACTGCTCGCACGGCAGTTGAAAAGGCAGAAGAGAAGGAAGAGAAGAGCGCTATTGCGAAGATGTATGAAGCAGCATTCAAGCAACTTCTCAAGAAGAACCCAGAGGTTGAGATTGAGGTTTATGACTCGTACAACGAGAACAATGGCAAGACATATGCTCGTGCAGAGTTTACTGACCGTTCAGTTGCAATGTCTCATGACGACGCTCCAAAGAAAGAGGCGAGCGAGCCAAAGGAAGAGGCAAAGGAAGACGAAGTCGATCTTTCTGATATTCCGTTCTAATCTGTAGGCGGACAATAGCGGAGAGGGAAATCACTATCATCTCTCTCCGCCGCCCGCCCCGCAGCTCAGAGCAAAAAATTAAACAAAAAAAGAAAGGAGGTGGATGGACAAAAAAGAATTCGATTTTGAAGTAGTGAATACTTGGACATGCCCAACAGGCACTGGCGTCCCTTTGATTACGATGCCTAACGTGCCTAAGCCGTTGCATAGATTGAACCCACGCAACATTATGGGGCAAACAACATGGGACCATGTTCGCAAGCGTTGCTACTACAATGCACATTATAAATGCGAGATTTGCGGCATCGACTTTGCAGAGATCAAGCCACGCTACGCTGCCCATGAGTTATACTCATATGATTACAAGAAGGGGACGGGAACATTTGAGCGCTGTATTGCAATCTGCGCAAAGTGCCATGACGCAATCCATAGCGGGCGTCTTATCACCATGTATAAAAACGGCAACCCACTCTATCCGAAGGAGTATGTATTAAAGGTAGTCGAGCATTGTTTCAAGTTAGTGAGCGATTATAACAATGAGCACGACGACCAAGAGCCATTGCGGCTATACTATACATTTCTAGAGTATCTCAAGATGCCAGACCTCAACTATGAGATGGTCACATTAATCGCTAAATATCATATCCAATTCTACGCAGAGCCAAAGCGTATCGCTAAGTGGCCAGACTGGAAGCTGATTATCGGCAACAAAGAGTACCCGACGCCTTATAAATCGGAAGAAGAATGGGCGGCAGCTATGGAAGAGAATAATAAGGCGAACGTTGAAATTGAGCGCACCATGTACAATAGGCTGAAGACGTTTAAGAGCCTCGATGACGTTTCTATCGAGGAAGATGACATGAAGCGAATTAGCGAGGCAGAGGTGCCAGAGGACTTCTAAAAAAAAATGTTGACATGAGCGGAATGCTTATGCTATTTTAGGGGTAGAGGGGAAACATTAACAATTAAATCAGGAGAATTAAAATGAGTAAAATTGGTAGAGAGAATTTTGGTCTGCAAGAGCAGGCTGAAGAGCTCGGTTTTGAGTCGGTGCAGGAAGCACTTGACAACGATTATTTTGCCATCCTTGAAAAAGGCGGCGAGTCTAGGCTCGTTCCGAAGGCGGAATGGGAACTAAAAAAGGCGCATGAAGAATGGTGTGCACACCGTGACACGATTATTCACAAGCTAGAGATGCTTATAAGCGATACGCCGTATCAGGCTTATAAAGAGACTCTTACAGAGGCAATCAAATTTATCAGAGAAGGAGAAATCTAATGGAATACAACGAATATGGTAAGCCAGTTCTTTCCGATGAAGAGAAAGAAATTAAAGAGGCTGGCGATGAGGCGTATGATGACCTCGTCAGTTACGAACGTTTAACAGGGACAATGTCGTAGGTCGAGCGACATTAGATTAAAAAGAGAAAGAGAGGATATCACAATGGCAGGTAATTCAATTGGTGGAAAACGCGCCGCTCTTACGAATAAGTTGCGCTACGGCAAAGACTATTATGCGAAGATTGGCTCTATCGGTGGAAAAGTTGGCGGCTTTAAGGGGTTCGCTACAAATCCAGAACTAGCTAAGAAGGCTGGCGCTAAAGGCGGCAAAAAGAGCAAGCGTGGCCCAGCGAAACACAAGTCAGAGCCTCACCTAACAGATGAAGACGTTAAGGCGGCTGAAGAAAAGAAAGGATGGACATGGCCTTTTTCAAGAAACGCAAGATAGACAACATGATGGAATCTAGGTTCCAACAGGTAGTCAACCTCGTTAAGGATCTAGATAAGAAAGAGTTCAACCGTATGATGGAAGGTATCGGGTTAGCCTGGGAGGCTTACGATAAAATCCGTAAAGTACAGACGGTAGACGAAAAAGAGATGGCGGACATCGCTAAAGTAGAAAAAGAACTAGAATATAAGGAGGACCTGAAATGATGGGGAAACGAATTCTAATGGAACGCATAGATAACCTAGATGAGCGTCTATGTGAGTTGCGCTATGATTTTAATCTTGCGCTCAAAAAAATCAACTCTTTAGAGCGAGAGCTTCGTAAGGGTAAGGAAAAGAAAGTAACGAAGAAGAAATAGGAATACTGCTGGTGCGACTAGAAGGGAATCTGTAAACGGGGGGGCGGCTTAGGAATGGTCGGTACATACGAGACAGTGAACCTCGCAGTAGAAGCTCCCCGTGGTCTCCACAGCACGAGAGTAGCCGTTAAATGAGCTAAAGCGGTGGCCGAGTCTCCCGATAAGTCCACAAAGCTACAGCCAGCAGCTTCCTCAGAAGGAGGTATTATGAATAAGAAAGATGTTGAAAAGTTATTATTTATTGGATTAGCACTCACGGCTATTGTGATAGTTGTGCTAGTGGCGGCCTCTATCTTGGCCCCACGCCAGCGCTCTACAAAGGCTGAATATGCGCTCGAATGTGGCCCACAGTATGTGAAGCTACCTAAAGAGAAGTGCGAGATTAAGGAGGCAAAATGAGACTACCATCTGATGTAAGAAAATATCTAGCTGAGAATAGAGTCCAAATGATAAGGTTTAATAATGGCCATTTTTATAGCATCAATGAAGATATACCAGAGCTAGACAAGCCAGCCGAACCGCTTATCAAAGACGAGAAAGTTCGCAAGGCAGTTCGAGCATGGGCTGAGGCGAACCGAGTCACAGAGGCTATGTATTCAAGCTGCCATGATGCCGAGTGCGAGTTTAATGCAAGAGATGATGAGAATAAGCTGATTGTGTTTATAGGGAACTTTCAAGAAATGAACGAAAGACTGGACATCACTGGTCGAACCATCTATACCATCGCTGAACTCTGCGGAGAGGAGGAAGAATGAGTAGATGGGAGATACTTATGATGGCTGGCAAGGTCATGCACGGCGACTACGGCAACGGCGACGAGCGAGAGCGCAGGCTTGACTCGAAGTATGGGCCTATCCAGAAGGTAGTCGATACTATAATAATGCTAGAAGATAAAGAATCATACGAGCGAGAGCGCTGGAACGATGAGGTATATAGGCCAATCATGAAGATGTGTAAGGAGGAAAATAATGGCGAACAATAGGATGTATTTAAGATGCAGAACGTGTGGCAAAGGTTTCTTTTTGGGTAAAGGGTTCGGCGGACCATACTATACATCTAACTGTTTTTATCAAAAAGACAGCAGAATAACTGCACCGGAAGAGCCAGATGCTTTTCTGGATGCTTTTAATGAATTCCTCGATGAACATTGCTGGTGCACGAATGAATTATCTAAAGAAGATATTGAATATTTGGAGCCTAAATTCGTTAAGCCAACTCACGAGATAGACCATGAAAACAATTTTGAAATAGCTTATGAATCATATAGAGAAGAGGGGGAAGAATGATGGTCATAGACCCAAACACAGGCTTGCTACTAACTTGCCAGCCATGGGAGTATGCCGAGCTGTGTAAGCAACATGGCTGGATTAAAACTAAGTATGAGGCTAATACAACACCGCCAGAAGAAAAGATAGAGTTAAGTGAAGAAGAGAAGGCGGTGGCCGACAAAGCCGCTAAGCTAATCGCTAGGGATTACGGCGAAGTATTAAGGAGATTAGAAAATGAGTAGTTTAGAAAATGAGTAGTTTAGAAGATGAGATGATTGACCTAGAGGTCAGAGATTCCTGGTGGGAGCAAGGCGAAGCAGTGATGCGAGAGATGTGCGAGGATGACTGGCCACCAAAAGAGGAGGAAGAAGATGAGGAATAAGAAACCAGACATGATAGTATTTGGCGGCGACCTGTATATCAGGCGTGATGTCTTAGTTAAGAAGATTAAGCAATCAAGAAAAGTCGCCATGGAGTCCTACGAGAACCATTATGATGAATGCATACAAGAATGGCTAGATAATGGCGACGCTTTTGATATTAGGGAGGAGCAGAAAATCAAAAAGCAATGCTCAAAGAATATCGGGCATGCAATAGATGCTTTGGCAAGAGCAATCGAAGGCATAGAAATAGAGTAGCCGCTGGGCTACTCTTTTCCTAAGCGTCTTTGGTTCATCCACTTATTGTCATATCTGATAGCAGGTGGATCGCCAGCTGCGGTGAGGCCATTGATGGACCTCATCTCTCTCCAAGTTCCTCCGCTAGTGAGGATGTGAGAGTCGCCGCCTGAGCGGTTATGAGATTGCCACACACTGCTCCCATCTAAGATTGCGCCTGGGCGATAATCTGGTGGGTTAGGGTTTTTAATACCAAGACCTAGATTAAACTCATCAGGTGGATGGCTTGGGTCTGTTCCAGGATTATTGGTATTACGGTTCTTGAAGTGAATAGAGGCAGGCCAAACAAATTGTGGATTAAGGCTAGGCTGGACTGTGACTGAGAATGAATTTGGAATATTCAAATCCCAAGACCCAGCTTGGCTAGTACCGATAATCTGACGGAATACCTGCTGGCCATTAAACCAGGCAGTAACTTCCTGTTCATTTGTTGAAGACTCAACGAAAGTCCTTGTTAGGATAGCGCCATTAATATTACCAGTAACAGTAATAGAATTGTCATTATTAATTACGTAATTTATATTGGTGTAATTAATCGATATGGTACATCTAGCCTTCATGGTAGTTGAAGATTCGCCTCCTCTACCTCCATAGTCGCCATAAGTTGCCGTAAGATTAGGTGTCCCTACGCCAGTAAGATCAAGGTCAACACCTGGGCTTAACTTGTTGGCGTCGTATTTGAAAACAGGTGCCTGAGCCATACGTTACGCCTCTGGATCTTCTTCAGGTTCTTCTGGCCATGGATCGTCAGGAATATCACCTGGAACATTAGGTATTAAATCGATAGGAGCATCGAGCTGTTGACGAATAGGGTCGACAGTTGGACTATACCTATTGATACCACGACATGGGCGGATGACTGCTTGCAATGCGTTCAAGCGAGATGCGTTGTGAGGCATCTTATTAACCGAGCCAGCAATTTCATCTGGAACTTTCTTGCCGTCATATTCATCGCTAATCCAGTAATGAGAGCCAGTATCTTTGGTACGCATGCGGAACTCATGGTGGAGATACGCCTCTTTGCCTTTAGGAACGATAAAGGTGATTGAGCCACGGAGAGAAATCGTACCCCACGGAAGGATAAGATTATTAGCTGCGTCACGAGTGGAAGCAGACCCCTGCAAGATAGAAGACATCTGCGATACGTTTGCCTCGGTGCCTTCTACTACTGGGGTGATAAGAGAGCGGAAGTTGACGTTCATGCCAGCAGTTGGGCGAACAGTCTGAATACCGTAGTTGACAGTAATCTCGAGGTCATACATACCAAACCAGTAGCGTGCGTTCTCTGCGAGGTGGAGATTAATGGTATCGTTGTAGTTGCCGTAATACCATGGGTAATCAGGATCATCAGGGACAGAGTCACGGATGTAGTTAATAGTAATACTGCCGTCTGGGACTGCTGGGAGGCGGCATTCTTTGATACAGCCACAGTCATTCTTTACGAGAACACGGTAATATCCATCATCGTGAAGCGGAATCTCACAATCGCCTGCATCAGGGATATGATAGTTGCGCCACATTGCTGGCTTTGGTTTACATCCATCGCCGCAATCAGTACAGCCTGGGTCGAACACAAGAAGGTCACAAGAGTCTGGGTCTGGAACTTCTACGTCACGGAGGTCGTCTAAGTTAATTAGGCCACCAATCTGGGAGCCAGTAATGATATTTTGTCCACACTCGCCATTGTAGATTAGACTGGCTGTGGAAAAGTCCGTGGACAAGTTTGTACAAGTCTCAGAAATCTTTGGGATTTTGACTCTATGGAGTTGCCCACAATAATTAAAAAGCCAAGTAGAAGGGTCGTATGGGTCAGCCTGAATGTCAAAGCCGCAGCTATAGCGAGCTGGCTCACATCCGCCACATCCGCATGGATTTTGGTTACAGGTATTGCAATTGCTCATACCTAAATTATAACTGGTAGGCGATTTAAATAGATAAAACTTAGTCTTCGAGGCTGTTTATTTTATCTATTATCTGGTTAATAATGTAGCACACCTGGTCTGGCTGCTCTCGTAGCATCGTAGGCGTGATAGTCTGGATTAACTGTTTCATACCACTATTATACAAAAATTATCCCCCTAGAAGTTATATGTTATAAAATAAAGGTATGATAGATGACAATACAGATAAGTTCATCAATAACTACCGAGAAAGTCTTGACGAGCAGAAAGACTTGGCTAACCAAAATCTAGCCAACACTCGTCGCAATGACTTCCAGGCTATTATGTCTGGTGCCAACACCGCTGGCATGATGTATTCTAATTTTCCAGAGCGCAGTAAAATCCAGTATGACACTCAGACCTATATGCCAAACCAGATCAAGATTCAGAATACTTACCAGACTGGTTTACAGAAGTTGCGTGAGAATGTCTTGAATACCTCTAACACTCTCAGGTCGATTAACGATGCAATCTCAGAACTCAATTCCACTGGAGGCTCCACTGGTGGTTCAAATGGTGGCTCAAATAGCGGCAACAACAACGGCACCGCTTACCCTACTGACCTCGCTAGCTACTACTCTAAAGAAAAAGGGTATCAGTTTAAAGATTCTAGCGGCAACCCAATTCGCCTCAACACTTTTGCTAAGAACACTAACCAAAATGTTTGGGGCCTTGTTGAGCAGATGGCTAAAAATGGCGATGTCAACGCTAAGCGTGCTTTGGCTGGCTACAAGAACGCAGAGAAAAAGCTCACTAGAGAAGAGCAGGCGGCCTGGGCAACTCTTGGCTTGAGCACGGACGGCTGGGGTACTAGGTACTAATTTGAACTCAACATAGCGATATGGTATATTAGTGGTAACTAATAGGAGAGTTACTATGGACGTAGCAAAACAGGCTAACAAAGTTATTAAAGCAGCATTAGAGAAGATGTCGGAGAAGAATGACCTCGCTCGCTTTTCTAATATTCCAAAAATTTTCAACGACGCTTCTGGCGCATTAGAAGGCGACGAGCGCAATGCAGCTCTATTAAAGGGTTGGATGGTCTCGCAGGCTAACAATGCAGTCTTCCTACTCTGGCGCCGTGGTATTCTTACAGACGAAATCGAGTCTGAATATCGCAAATTGCCGAGCACCGAAGAGGCAGTAAAAGATTTCGAAGCCTTCGAGGAAGCCGATAAGAAGGTAGCAGATAAGCTCGAAGAAGAGCGCAAAAAATATATGGACAGCCAGCATGAGCTCGATATTTTTAAGGCTATCTTGAACGGTATCCCTAAAGAAAGAGCTGAAGCTCAGTATAAAGAATATAAAGATAAGATGGCACAGGTTGCCCAAGGTAGATAATAATGGGCAAATTCTGGACTACTGTTAACGGCAAGCGCAAACGCACTGCTGAAGGTAATCGTCATGAGTACGAGAAGTTCCAGAGTTCCGACAAAGCAAAGGCTGAAAGGGCGTCGAGGAACAGTGCTCGACGCTCTGCTATCCGAAGCGGGAGGGTCCATAAAGGAGACGGGAAAGAGGTGGACCACGCCAACAGCTCTCCTCTAGACAATCGCTCCAGTAATCTTAGGGGGGTATCACG